CGCACAGGTCTACGGCTCCGCACGGGTCTGCGGCTCCGCACAGGTCTGCGGCTCCGCACAGGTCTGCGGCTCCGCACAGGTCTACGGCTCCGCACAGGTCTGCGGCTCCGCACTGGTCTACGACACCGCACAGGTCTACGGCTCCGCACTGGTCTACGACACCGCACAGGTCTACGGCTCCGCACAGGTCTACGGCTCCGCACGGGTCTACGGCTCCGCACAGGTCTGCGGCTCCGCACTGGTCTACGACACCGCACAGGTCTACGGCTCCGCACGGGTCTGCGGCTCCGCACAGGTCTGCGGCTCCGCACGGGTCTGCGGCTCCGCACAGGTCTGCGGCTCCGCACAGGTCTGCGGCTCCGCACAGGTCTGCGGCACCGCACAGGTCTACGGCTCCGCACGGGTAGCTAAGACGCCGATTAACGTCACTGGCCTGCGGTACGACGTTCTCATTTGCGACAAGTTGTTGTCAATTGGATGCCAGCAGCACGAACCGAAAAGGTGGCGACGCTTCACGCCGGAGCAGATCAAGAAGATGGATGCAGATGCCGCGACGTTTTGGCGTCGCCACAAAGAAGCGTTGCTTGTCATGTGCAAGCATCACCAAGCTAAGCCTCGCAAGAAAACCAAGTAGCCGGTCGACACCACCTAAAACGTGCGACGGAAGAATCTTCTTCCCGCATCTGCACAAGAGCGAACGAATCACATGAGCCAATACTACGGTGACGAAGACGGCAAGCGGAACTTGGTTTTGTACGTCGGGAAGGGTGAGACAATCGTGATCGACGACAAGCGAATCACGATCACGCTGACAGAAGCCGGGCTCGGCGGCTGCAAGCTCGCGTTCCTGGCGGGTGACGAAGTGAAGATCGACAGACGAAAAATCTACGAACAGAAGAAGGCGGCTGGCAACTACTAATCCTAGCATGGAGTGCAAGCGATGAGCGGTTCAATCGAAGTTCGCGTGCTGAGCAAATCCGACCTGATGAATCGCGAATGGGAAGCGTTCTCAGGCGTGGTCGAGTTCGTGTCGCTGATGAGCGATGCGGATAGGGATGCGTTCTTGGGGAAGATTGTGCGGTTGGATTATGCGGAGATGAGTTTCGCCGAAGTTATGGCCGCGCTGACGTTGGCGCGGGCGACGGCGATTCGGATTGCTGCGGATGTGGCGGCATGAGCCACAGAACTGACAATAAGTACGGATTCGATGTCGGGCCGTTCTTCGATCAAGAAGACGCAGACGTTGCGATCATCGGCATGATCGAATCAATGAACATCTCGCAACCATACGAGATTGACGAGTGTGCGGTTTTTAAGTGCCGCGACAAGGGTTATCTCGTTGTGTGGGTTAGCGGATGCTCATGTTGGCCCGATCGCGGAGGAACGCGGCAGGAGTTTTGCCCGACACAATCGGATGTCGACCGTGTTCTTACCGGAGAATACCGAAGCCTGCTTCAGAAGTGTCAAGACGCAAAGTGGTCCGTGGAGATTTCGACATGAGCAAATCATTGATGTTTTGGGATTTGGAAACGCAACCCGACTTCGCACGTCTCCCGACGTTCGGCCTGCCCGAACTGCCGCCCTACGCCGAAACGCCGGCCGCCGAACTCCCTGACGCCTGGACGTTCCTCGCCGGCACGCTCGACGAGATGAAGGCCGCGACGTTTAAGCCATCGGCCGAGTGGTGCGCCAACGCCCGCAAACTCGAAGCAGCCGCCAAGAAGCCGCGCGTCGGAGCGTATCAAGCGATCGACCGCCTCGCCGACATGCAATCCATGTACGAACGCGAACAGTCCGAGCGAATCAAGCTGCTGAGCGTAACACCCGAATACTGCTCGATCGCGGCGTTCGGTTGGGCGCTCGACGACGAAGAACCGAAGTCGTTTGTCGTCGGTGCGGACGGCCGCGACGAACGCGACCTGCTCGATGCATTCTGGTCGATGGCCGCGAAGTCGGTGCTGGTCGGCTACAACATTTGCGGGTTCGACTTGCCGGTGATTTTTGCGAGAAGCGCTATACTGCGGGTGCGGCCGAGCATCAAGATCGACACGACGCCGTGGAAAGGCGCAGTCCTAGACCTGTACCTGTCCCGCTTCCCGAAAGGCAACTTCGGCGGCAAGGGGCCGGGCAAGTTGAAGGAGTTGGCGGCGCTCTACGGTCTTGTCACGCAGGCCGAAGATGTCGACGGCTCGCACGTTTACAAGTTGATGCAGGAAAAGAAGTTCGACGAAGTGTCGAAGTACGTCGAGTCGGACGTGTCGTTGTGTCAGCAGATGCACGGCGTGTTCGAGGGGCTTTTTGTTTAGCGGCGATTATGCTGTTTGGCATTGACTGACACATATAATGCAACTCTGCCGCTTCTCCAAATCCGCAATCTTCCGCGACTCCATTCTTCCCGCATGTCCACTATCCCTAACAGCCAACGCCGCCAAGTCCTGCCCGTGCAAGCGGCGAGTGAAAGTCACCGAGCCCGTCGAGACTCGCATCGCAGTTTGCAATTACCCGCTTGATTGGCGCGGCAAGCCATACCGACACGCAACCACAGTTGATTTCCTGAGTAATGCACTAATGCAAGAAGGACGCGAAGTTGACAGAGAGTTGTGGGTTGCGATCCCCGGATTTAACAATAGATACGAGGTGTCTGATCTCGGGAATATCAGGTCGCTTGGAAACAGGGGAAAGGTACTGAAGCAATCGCTTGCGCTTGGGTATCACCGTGTCTCGCTTTACGAAGACGAAAAGCCGAAGCTCGTGCTTGTTCACAGAGCGGTTGCCGCCGCATTTCATGGACCGCCTCCAAGCAAAATACACCAAGTTGACCACATCGACTTTAACAAGAGCAATAACGCCGCAAGCAACCTTCGGTGGGTGCTGCCAGTGGAAAACAGAAGGCACACAATCGCAAATGGGCGGTCGGTAAATGTTCGTGGAGAAAATCACGGAAACTCGGCCGTTTCTGATTTGCAAATTGCCGAAGCGGTGGCTCGCGTGAAGGCTGGTGAATCACAGCACAAGGTTGCCAGGGATATTGGGGTTGCTCAGACGACTATAAGCAGATGGATAGGTGGCGAGTCGAGGCAGGAATTTTTGAACATTAAATTGCCAAGAAACGAAGAAAGCGAGGCTGAAATGAGCGATGACGTGACGGTGACGGAACCTGTAGCGCAAATAGCGGCGGCATCAACCGACATGCGACTGCGTGGGCAAGATGCAAATGCAATAACTGTTTACGATCGTCTCGACAACATCCCGGCATTCCTAGGCGCTCTCGCCGACGACATCACGAAGTCGGGCGTGTTTATGAACTGCAACACCGCGACCGCCGGGCTCTTGGCCGTCGAGTGCGTCGCCCGCAAGCAAACTCCGCTGCAACTCGCGCAGACCTTCCACCTGATTCAAGGCCGCCTGTCGATGCGGGCTGATGCCGTGCTGGCCGAGTTCAACCGCATGGGCGGCAAGCATGTGCTGATCGAGAAGACGGCAGACCGCGCCGCCGCCGAGTTCCAGTGGGAGAAGAAGAAGTACAACTTCGAGTTGACATGGGACGAAGCGAAGACCGCCCCCTGGCCCTACAAGAGCGACGGCGCGTCACTGAAAGACAACTGGGCACACCCGCTCGGCCGCAAGGCGATGCTGTGGGCTCGCATGGTCAGCGATGCCGTGCGGACAATCTGCCCGTCCGTGAACTGCGGACGCTACACGCCGGAAGAAATCGCGGACTTCGGCGAGGCACCGGCTGCGAAGGTGCTTGAGCAGGTGAAGAAGCAGGAGGCGGCGGTTGTTGGCGTGCAGAAGGCGGAGGCGGCTGCGGAAGAGGCCGGGTACATCGATGCGGAGTTTAGCGTTTCGGCTGTGGACATTGGCGTTACCGAAGAAGAACTAGCGAAGACTTTCGAGGCGGCCAAGAAGGCGCTCGAAAAACCGCCCTTCGACATCGCGCCCATCGAGCCCGCGAAGCCGCCGGTCAATCCGCTCGAAGACACGCCCGAACAAATCGCAGCCCGCTGCGAATCGCTCAAGCAACGCATCAACGCGGCCCACAAAGCCCTCGGAGTCGGCAAGGCCGAATGGCTGAAGGTCATGCAGCGTGGCGCTCCCGGCAAGTCGAAGCTGGCCGAATGCTCGATCGTCGAACTGTCGGAGGTGATGGAGTGCTTGCGGCCGGCGTACGAATCGCTGCTCGCAAATAAGGAATGGCGCAACGTGTATCAGCACACGGTGGTCGAAGGCAAGCCGCTGAAGGATATGGCGGTGGCATCGGGAAAGTAGAGCCGCCGCCTTGCGGATGGAGCGAGGCGGCTGAGAGGGAGGCGATTGAGTGGGAGGGGTGCAAGCGGTGGTTGGTTGAAGAAGATTGTGAAGACGAAGACTGGACAACGTAAAGCGAGGCAAACATGGGATGGGCTGGTGGAGGCGAACTTCTCGACAGCGTGGCCAGGTTGGTTATGCCGAAGATCGAGACGAAATTACGAAAGGGCGTGGCGCAAAAGCTGATCTGCCTTTTCGAGAACTATGACTGCGACACGATCTATGAGGTGTCGCAAAAGGATGTGGCTGACGCATACGCCGAAGCGCATCCGCTGGACGAAGAGTAATTCAACAGTAAGTTTTCCTAGTTATCGGAGTATGCGACATGGGTTTTGCAAACGAAGCGGCAGGCGGAGCGGCGACCGCCAGTGAAGGTTTTGATTTCGACACGGGCGGCGTCGACCCGGCATCGCTGAATCGCGGCGGCACCGTCTCGAAGCCGGGCATGTACCCCGTCGAGATCGAGGACATCGCCCGCAACCTCGACACGCACAAGGACGGCAAGCAGAAGTCGCCGCACCTGTCGTACACGTTCTTGGTTATCGCCGACCAGCCGAATCGCGACGGCAAGGGCTCGCGACACTACCATCGCGTCATGCTGGCCGGTCCCGGCGGCGGGCCGATCAATGAGTTCGTGCGCGACAAGACCTCACAGTTCGGCGTCACGGCGGGCGTGCTGCGCATCGAAAGCGGCAAGGTCGTCAATGCAGTCACGGGCCAGCCGAAGACGCCGGTGGAAGCGTGGGAGGCGATCAAGGGAAAGCGGTTCGTCGTGGAGTTGGAGTACGACCAGAAGAAGTCCGGCCAGAAGAAGGCGAACGGAAAGGACGAGTACGTGGTCGACACCGAGCGCGTGCGGATAAAGAACGACCGCTTGTACTCGTGGGACGATCCGCTCGTGGCGCACGTCACGGCGCTGGTCGACGGCGGAAGTGCGTCGCCGGAAGTGGATGCGGATTTGTAAGGCATGAAGCCTGTGATGCGGCGGCGTGGACAGTGACACGCGACCTCGACAAGAGGAATGGCCGACCTCGACAAGAGAAGTGGCAGCGATGGATTCGGGCATTCCACACCATCGCTAGTCGGTGCAATTCCGACCCGCATCATTTCGCAACCGCAAGAACCGAATGGTCCGAAACGTTGACGAGGGGCGGCGAGTTCGGGGACTGCGGGAACAGGCAACCGGGTGCCGGGTTGGCGATCGTGGCACTTTTTACTTCCTAGAAAACGCGAGACATCTATGCCGTTTGAGAAATTCATTACGCTGCATAAGCGAGAGATGTGCAGAGATCGCGAACACAACCCGCCGTCGATGATAATCGTTTTGGAGCCCGGCACGCACATCTGGACTTGCCCCAAGTGCGGAGCGAAGCAATCGGTATTTGTCGCTGGAAACGGCGGCATGATGTCCATCAGCGACAAGCAGCCGAATTAGCAGCTCGACCTAGCAGCAAAGCCGTCCTAGCACGGCATGGTCCGATTAGTCCAGTTAGTCGTAGAAAGCAGGTTCGCCGTTTCTCCTTCGGTGCGCATCGAGAAATCGCTGCGGATGGGCCTGCCGTGGATGGCACTGAGAATCATATGCCACGTTGCCCGTGTACGCCAAGGCGCGGGTGTCGCAGCACGCCGACATGCATCACTGGAAGCGTGCGTTTTTTATTCTTTGGGTTATGACTGGGGGTCAATGACGATGGCTGTGGAAATCATTCACGCCGAATGCCTCGAATACCTCCGGTCGCTGCCGGATAACCACGTCGATCTGACGTTCTGCTCCCCACCTTACGAAGCGGCACGCCGTTATGGCGAACTCGGCTTCAATCTGCGCGGCCAGCAATGGGTTGATTGGGCGGTTGAGCGATACGTCGAGTGCTGCCGCGTGACGAAGGGGCTCGTTGCGTGGGTTGTCGAGGGGCAGACGCGAAAGTTCCAGTGGTCGGCAACGCCGGCGCTGCTGATGGCGGACTTGCATCGGCGAGGCGTGAGGTTGCGGAAGCCGCCGGTGTTTGCGCGCAATGGAGTATGCGGAAGCGGCGGTGGCGAATGGTTGCGAAACGACTATGAGTTCGCAGTCTGCGCCAGCAAGGGCCGCCTGCCGTGGGCCGACAACACGGCGATGGGAAAGCCGCCGAAATGGAAGCCGGGCGGTGCAATGACAAACTTCATGCCAAACGGCAGGCGTGTCGCAAAAAAGCACACGAAACAGATCGAGGGTGGAACCGTCACGCAAGGGTACAACGCACCGGCGATAGCGAACCCTGGTAACATCATTCGCTGCAAGGTCGGCGGCGGACGCATGGGCTCTCAGTTGTCGCACGAAAACGAAGCGTCATTTCCAGAGCCGCTAGCCGAATTCTTCATCCGATCATTCTGCCCGCCCGGCGGGACCGTCCTCGATTGCTTCGGCGGCTCCGGCACCACGCTCGCCGTGGCCGTGCTCAACGACCGCAACGCAATCTCCGTCGACATCCGCGAATCGCAATGCGATCTGATGCGTCGGCGACTGGCAGAGGCGGGCGAGCGGAAGTTGTTGAAGGATGCGAAGGCGGCGGAGTCGCTAACTGAATCGGGGGCGTAGTCATGGCGGACGAAATTTACGAAGCAGTCTTCAGTTCATACCGCCACGAAAGCCCCAACGGCTTCGCCGTCGCGCAAATGACAGACCGCACTCTCGTGGTCGGCGAGCTGGCCGGCCATTTGCTCGGCGGGGTTTCTTACTCCTTCCACGGGTATTGGAAGAATGACGAGCGATTCGGCAAGCAATTCCGCGCCAAGTCATTCAAGCAGACTGGCATCAGCACCGAACACGGCATCATCAGTTACCTGCAACGCAACGTGAAGTCGCACGGCCTCGGCCCGGTGACTGCCCGTGAACTGTGGGACAAGTACGGAAGCGATGCCGTCAAGATTCTTCGCACCGACCCCGAGCGTGCGTCGCGAGAAGTGAAGCGACTGCGACTGCCGGTTGCGTTAGCGGCCAGCAATGAACTCAAGGCAATCGCTCGCTACGAGTCGGTGAGTATTGCGGTCACGGATATTCTGGCTGGTCGCGGTTTCTCGCACAAGTTGGTGGATGAGTGCGTGGCTCGGTGGAAGCTGAACACCGCCGAGGTTTTGAAGCGCGATCCACTTAAACTTTTGGTCGAAGGCTTCGCATCCTGCGGTTGGTCGCGAGTGTACCGCCTGTACTGCGACCTCGGCCTGCCGATGAACCGCACGAAGTTGCAACTGCTCGCCATGTGGAACGGGCTACGCAACGATTCCAGTGGAAGTACGTGGCACGAAAAAGCCAAGGCAATCGACTTCCTCAAATCCGGCATCGGCACCGGCGTCGTGCTGAAGCCGGAGAAAGCCCTTCGGCTAGGTGTGAGATCGCGGTGGCTGTCGATTCGCAAGGACAAAGATGGCGCGACTTGGATCGCAGAAGCCGAGAAGGCGATGGACGAGTGGCGGCTGGCGCAGAAGCTCGAAGAAATGCGCCTCGCCGACACCGGCCCGTGGTTGGACTGCGACTCCATCACCGGCATCACCGAGCATCAGCGTGCGGCGGCGAAGGTGGCGTCGAGCAGCAATGTCGGGATTCTTGGCGGGCCGCCAGGCAGCGGCAAATCGTACACGCTCGCCGCAATGTTGAAGGCCGCACTGAAGAAGTTCGACGCTAGCGAGATCGCGGTGTGCAGCCCGACCGGCAAGGCGAGTGTGCGGATTGCTCAGGCACTTCTCGACAACGGAATTTCGGACATCTCGGCGACGACAATTCATCGGCTGCTGAAGCCGACACGGAATGGACATGACGGAAAGAAGTGGGGCTTCCACCAGAACAAGGACGCGAGACTTCCGCATCGCCTTTGCATCATCGAAGAGATGAGCATGCTCGACACCGGGCTCGCCGCCGACTTCTTCGAGGCAGTGCGCGACGACGCGATTGTGATGTGCGTTGCGGACGTGAATCAATTGCCCCCGGTCAGCCACGGTAAGCCGCTGCTCGACATGATCGAGTCGAACTATCCGATGGGCATGCTCACCGAGATTCACCGCAACGCAGGCGACATCGTGCGATGCAGCCAAGACTGCAAGGCGGGGCGACCGTTTGTTCCGAGCGAAGGTAGTGATTGGAAGAACGGCCGCAATGTTTGGATGTACTCTAGAAGTTCGCAAGGCGAACAGTTGCGTGCGTTGAAGATGATCTACGAGAACGCGCCGGAAGAGTTTGATAGGTTTCGCGGCATGATCTGCCTCTCCGTGACAAACGAGACAAGTGACGTAGCGCGAAAAAACGTCAACCTAATGCTGCAATCGCTACTAAATCCGAATGGCGTGCAGGTCGGCAAGACTCCGTTCCGCATCGGCGACCGCGCGATCTGCCTAGAGAACGGCGACGCGATGGAGATTTCTTGCATGGCTTGCGGGCCGATGGGCGTCGATTCGGTGCGCGAGTTTCACGGCGACTTCGCGTGCCTGCGGTGTGGGTCGACGATTAAGAAAAGCGAAATGGAAGATGGATTCTTGGCGAACGGTGAAATGGGCACTGTTCTCGATTCAGGAGGGGAGGGTCTTCATGTTTTGTTCGACTACCCGCAACGAGTCGTGCGGTTCGTCGGCGAGCATCACACGCGATGCGATCTGGGCTACGCGATTTCATGCCATCGATCACAAGGAAGTAGTTGGCCGCTCGTCGTACTGATGGCCGACGACTCCGTGGGTGCGGCGATGGTGAGCAGTCGGCAGTTGGTACTGACGGCGATTAGTCGTGCGGAGAAGTTGGCGATTGTGATTGGCAAGACCAGCACGCTTAACGCTTGGATTCAAGTTGACGCTATCGCGAATCGCAAGACGTTCCTGAAGGAACTTTTGAAGTGAGTAAACAAAAACGCGAGTACGTTGTCCTGCCGTTTACATGCGCCATCGACTCGCGTGAACAGTCGCCTTTCCAATTTCGCGGGCTCAAGTCCGACGCCAAGCACGGCGGCGTGCCATTGATCGTGCCGATCGAGTCGAAGACCCTCAAGACTTGTGACTACAGCATCGTCGGCCACGAAACGAAGATCGGCGTCGAGAGAAAGTCGCGAAGCGATTTCGTCATGTCCCTGATTCAAGAGCGCGATCGCTTCCGTCGTGAGTTCGAGCGAATGCAGGAGATGGAGCGAACGTACGTCGTGGTCGAGGCCGACTGGCGGTCCATCCTGCACGAGCCGATTCCGCACTCCAAGGTGAACCCGAAGTCGCTATTTCGCACTGTTGTGTCGTGGCAAGACAGGTTCCCCAAAACGCAGTGGTGGTTTTGCGACGGTCGTTCGATGGCGGAACACACGACGCTGAGAATCCTAGAACGATATTGGACGAACCGCGCCCAAAATCATGCCAAATAACATTGACCGTCAGTCATCCGAATGACAAAATACTACTCCGTCACGCTCCTGGAATTCCTCGGCCCCTGCATCCTGCGCACACCGCTCTCGCCGCAGTTCGACGACAAGCGGGCCATCCGCACTGGCATGGTCGAGGTCGAGTGGGTGATGAGCGGGATTGTGAAGGAAGTCGGCGAGTGCGAGCTGAGGCGGTGGCGCGGCGGGGCGGAGGCGGTGGAGCGGATGCGCTGGTGCGGGAGTGGTGGGGTTTGGGTTAGAAATGCAAGGAGCAAGTAATGAGTGAGGCGACGTATACCGTGCTGACCTGGGATTGCGTTGTCCAGTGCTACACACCGCAAGAGGGCATGGAAACGCCGTGCATTGACGTTCCGCTCCAAACGCTTCGTGCGGCATTGAAGGAACTGCGAACGATGGGCTACGGGTGTCATAGGCGACGCTCTCCCGATGGAAGTCACCCGGACAACGACCATGCGGTGCTTGTGGAGCGAACCGATTGCGATGCTGAACTTGAACTGTGCCTCAAGGAGTTGCCATGAGCGAGCAAATCGAAGTGACGGAACAAGACCGCGATGCAGCGCACGAAATGCTCATACATCTCGACATCGACAGGGATGTTGATACCGACGACACATACCCGCTATTCTTCGCACTCCACCGCCAAACAGCCGCGCGAGCCGAGCGGGAGTTGTGCGTGGCGATCTTGCGCCAGACAGTTGACTCACAAACACAAATGGCGACGAACAACATCGTCTCCGCAGACTTTCGCAAGGCGTACACGTACGCCGCGAGCGTTCTTGATTCACTGCTAGACCAACTCACGAAAGGGCCGACGAGATGAGTGACGAATGGACAAAAGAGCCGTGGCGATTCGACGGCAAGAACAGCCTAACGACATTCAACGGCGATCAATTGCTGCTGGTTGGCGTGTCGCTCGATATGAGCCGCGACACAACGGAAGCGAAAGCTAATGCAGCCCGCATCGTCGCCTGCGTGAACGCTTGCTCAGGCATCCCCACCGCCCAACTCCCCAACTTGGTCGATGAAGTGCGGCGGCTACGAGAATTGCTTGCCGAGCACACTCGATGGAAGCCGGGCCTTGGAATTCTCGCCAACGGAAAAAGCACGCACGGAAATTGCTGCACGTGCGAAACGTGCAGGCATCATCACGACGATTGTGTTTGCGAACATAACGAGATTGAAGCCGCTATTCAACAAGCACGAGCAGCTTTTGCGGGAGGTGAAAAGTGAGAGGCGAAGCGATAGAAGCACTTGTCGGATTCTGCATTCTCACGGTCGTCGTCATGGCAGCCGGTGCATGGGCGACCTACAAGACGCAAGACCGAGCATGGAAACGAGAAGCCGTTGAACACAACGCCGCCGAGTACGACACGACAACAGGAAAATGGCAATGGAAAGAACCAAAGAAAGCGAGCCCCCAATGACCGATAACTTCATCCCCGACTTCACGAAAACCGGCGATGTGTTTGTGAGCCGCGATGGTACGGAGTGGCGATTTCGCAACGATGCAAAGTGCGTCACGCAGCCGATTACCCTTTCGAGAATCAAGAACACGAGCGATTCGTCATCGTTCTGGACGAGCGGAAGGTACGTTACCGACCGGACGGAACACGACTTCGACATTGTTTCGCAATACACACCATCACCGCCCGCCGTCCGCTACGCCTGCTCGACGAAGGTGGCGGCGGTTGGGGATACGGTGAAAAATGTCGGCTATGTGTTGGCGAGTTGTCGTGTTGCAGCGATCAAAGACGCTGACACGATTTTGCTCGAATCGCTGCAATCACCCGGGCGGTATTTCAAGGCTCCGGCATCGCAACTTGAATTCGTACCCGACGTGACGCCAACCGCAGCGGAGCGGGATGTGCCGCAGGAAAACGACGTTGAATCGCGCACCAGTGATCTCAGGGAAATCGTCAAGAATGTTCTCGAAGATGCCGCGCGAACCATCTGCCATGAAGTGCGCCGTGCAGCCCGCCACGCCCCAAAGGACGACGGCGCGGAGGATGCCGCAGAACTTCGGCGGCAATTGGACGAACTAGAAATTGCATCGCAAGAGCATGTCGCGTACTGCTGTTATGACCATCACGAAGACGGGGCGACAACCATTCATCTGTGCGACTCCGATACCAAGGGAGCGTTTAAGGTTTATCGGCGGTTTCTCAAGGCCGACATAGATCGGCTTGCGTCGCCAGACCCGGCCAAGATCGATGCGGCGTGGCGCGAGTTTATTGGCGCGACTCATGGAGCCCCAAACACCCCACCGGCTAAGCCGGATGCGACGCAGAAGTGGCCGAGGTTTTGGCGATGCCGTGACACCAATGAGCTATGGTTTTGTGGGTCGAGCAGCAGTCCGTTGATGTATCGCGCAAGCGGTACGTCAGAGACGGTGGCATCTAACTTTACGGTAGAGACTGTTTGGTACGCAGGGAACAAGGCGGGTGATGTTTACGAAACCGACGCCGACGGCAACGAGTTGACGAGGCACGAACAAGCCAATCGCCAAATCATCGAGGCAAACGTGTCGGCAGATTCGGAATCGTTCGCTGTGGAAGAGTCGAGGAAGACACAGCCGATGCCCGGCGAGGGGGCGAAGGTGGAGCAGGGCGTTAAGCGGTACAAGGTTCCCGACGATTACGTTGGCGTAATTCGACACAAAGGCTATGGACACGTTGAAGTCGTCACAGCCGCCGACCACGACGCCGCTATTGCCGAGTTGCAATCCGAAGTTAGCCGCCTATCGTCGCTGAACCGAAGATTGGAAGACTCGCTTGAGTCGAAAGATGCGAAAGCGGAGGAACGCATTCACGGTTGGACGGAACTGGAAGCGTACAAGGAAGCGGCGGAATTGAATAAGCAGGAATGGGACAAAGCGAGGTCAATCGTCGCTTCGCAGGCTTCCGAGATTGATCGAGCGACACGCGGCATCGTTAGTTTGCGTGAACAGTACGCGAGCGTTAGCGAATTACTAACGCGAGTCAGCGACGAACGGGATGCCTTACAGCAACGTGCCGAGCGAGCCGAAGCGGAGCTGGCGGAGGTGAATCACAAGTACGCCGAAGCCCGCAAGGAACTCGACTGGTACATTAAGGAGGCGTCGTCATTCTTCGACCGACTACGCGAGCTAGGTCACGAACCGGGCGGTCTGGTGATAGATCATATTTGGGTTTGTGATGAATTAAAGAAGGCCCGCACTTAACTCGCCGAGGCGGAGAAGGAGCGGGATGAAGCGAAGGCGGAAATCGTCCGCATTGAAAAACAAGGCCGCTTCGTTGTGAATCCTTCGCACAATGGCTTAAAGGTTTGCGTCGGCAATCATGCGACGAGCGACAAGTGCGAATGGGACTACTACGTTCGCGAGGAAAAATTAACGGAGTTGCAATCCGCCAACACCAATCTCGCGGCGGAGTGCGAGGGGTTGAGGGAGCGTTTTGAGCGAGCCAAGAAGCTACTGCTTGGCTATCGCGGCTGGTTCGTTCAAAGCGGTCGCATCGACATTAACCAGCAATCCGAGATCGCGGAAATTGATGCCGCGCTTTCGGCGGCGGGAGGGCGTGAGTGATGAGCACTCCAGAACAGATACGCGAAGGGATGCACGATTCGTGGTTTCCATACGGCGAATCCACTTCACCGAAAACACGAACTCCCGACCAGGCTGCGTTCGACAAGGGTGTTTGCGCGGCGGCTGAGTTTGCTAGGCGCATGATGAATTGCGACGAATCAATTGCGTGGCTGATTATGCGGATGTGTACGACATATCGACGTGAGCTAGAGAATAATACCAACAAGGAGCAACCATGAGCGATTTGCGCGAGGCGGCGGAACAATACACAATCGACAGCAATTACTTTAGCACCGTAAACGTACACGTTGCCATGAAAGCATTTCTCGCAGGCGTCGCTTGGGCGCGGCGGCAGGCTAAGAAGAAGTAACCTCGCCGCGCCGCGAACTATGACTGCGGGCGGTAGACTGCGAGAGGGGTGGGGCGTATAGTTGTTGTCCCTGAGGCATATAGCAGAAGGACGAAATGAATGCGATACGACATGGCAGAGAGGCTGGCGAGGCTTGCGTGCAAGGCGATATACGACAGTTCAATGGCTACCGGCGTTGGCGAGTCGCCGCCGGACGCGAAAACGTCTCGCACGAAAGAGAGTGCGTATCTTTCCATACTCAATGCGTTTAGGCACTACGGAAAAAGGCGAGTCGTTCCGAAGAAGGTGCGGCTTCGTGTTTTTAAGCGCGACGGATACACCTGCAAGTACTGCAATGAAAAATTCCCCGTCGGCGCACTGCATCTCGACCACATAATTCCGCTTGTGGAGGGCGGGTACGACTGCATGGAAAACTTCGGCACGGCTTGCTTTAAGTGCAACCTCAAGAAGGGCGCTAAAAAGCTCGATCCAGCGAGCAGGTTTGGCAGGCCGTAGCCGCGCGAAAATCTCAACACCTCTCTCGGCCGACGAATCGTCGTCGGCTTTTTCTTTGCATCAAGAGGAACGCATGTCGAACGTAAGCGAGTGGGACGAACTGAACCGAGAGATATACGAAAAACTGGATGTGCTGGCGGAATGGAAAAAGATCGGCCTCAAGATCGCAAGCGAGCGAGTCACCGACAAGGGGTGGATTCGGTGCTACGCACTTGATCGCGACGAGCAGACGGCATCTGCTGGAATCTGCGTGGATGGCGAGCGCCGAGGACACTACAAAGATCACTGCGGAAAATACTCAAATCTGATCGCGTTCGCGGCAATCAAGAACCCTGAGGCCAAGGGGGACTGGGTTACGCAGCGAAACATATACGCAAAGCAACTCGGGCTTCCGCTTCCTGCAACCAAAGAGAAGCACAAACTAAAGGCGTTCGCGAAATCCGCCGGCGACGGCCGCCCAACTGCCGGGCAGTGCGAGATGTATTGCGACTACAAGCCCGGCGTTCTCCCGAAGGCCATCTACGAAATCGGAGCGTTCTCGGGCAGCTACCCATCCAACATCAAGTCGGAATCTCGCACGGTAGTTTTTGCGGTTCCGATGTACGGAACTAAATACCTCGCAGACGGGCAGCCAACCGGCTACCACATGATGGCTGTCGACAGCCGACGAAAGGTTAGAAAATATGCCGGCCAGGGCAAGCCGTACGACGAACTAAAGACGCTCTCGATCGGCGATGGCGGACTGATGGGATACGACGGCCTGACTCGCCTTGAGTCGGCAACGCATGTGTGGATCGTCGAAGGCGTGTCTGACTTGCTCGCCGTGCAATCGCTGATCGACACGTCATCGTCGCACGTTGTTGTCACGGCGGGAGGATGCAGCCAGCACCCGAAGGAGCACTGGATCAATCCGCACTTTGCAGGGAAGACGGCGTACGTCTGCTTTGATGTTGGAGACGCGGACGATCAGGGGCAGAAGGGGGCGAAGGTGTGGTGCGCTGCCCTCGCCAGGATAGCCCGCGAAGTTCGCAACGTCACGCTCCCGCTGGCCGACGACGGAAAGAACGACTTGCGTGCATGGATTGTTGCAGGCAAGCGAACGTATGCGGATATGCTGTCGCTTGCAGCGGCGTGCAGCCAGTGGGAGGAGTCGTCCTCTTCCGACCGCAAGTCGATACTGCCTCAGTCGAGTCCAGAGCAGAATATACTTGACAGGCTTGGCTGCATCGTGAGCGGTCAAATTGAAGGAACGAATGGAATTGAAATCCATTCGACACGAGCAGGGCAGAGAATGGTGGTGCGACTAAGTTCGTTCATGATGCACGATGCGGCGATGATGTTCGGCGGAGACGTTGCGCAGTCGGTCATCTCGACGATGCGAGAGCCAGAGCCGGGAAAGCACTCCCTTTCGGAAGTGCGAATGGCGATAGCTTCGGCGGCGTGCGGAAAAATAGTTTCCGACGCCGATGCGGTCGGGTGCGGAGTATGGGAAATCAGCGGAGATATTGTCCTTGTCGGAAAGAATTTCGCGTACCGATACACGCGCGACCGCAAGTACGAGCGGCTTGCTAAGCCGATGCACGGAGACAAGAGATTCGACTACTCTCGATCGCTTGACTGGTACGAGCCGGAATCAATGGGGTATCTTCTTGAAAAGGCAGCGGACATTAGGTGGAGAGAGCGTGCAGTACGAGAAGCTATTGAAGTTTTCAAGATGTGGAAAAATTGGGAGTTTTACGAATCGACGCCGGAGATCGCGGCAGGACTGGTGCTTGCAACGTGGGTGCAAACCATGTGGAACTACCGCCCGCTGGTGTCGATCAACGGAGAGACGGGGTCAGGCAAGAGCACTTTCGTAGACTCAACAATAGGAGAAATGTTTAACGGGCTAACCATCAACATCGGAAGGCCGACCGAGGCGGGCGTTCGGCACAAGATTAAAAACACGGCCGGTGCGGTAATCGTGGACGAATTGGACAAGTCCAAGAGAAGGGCAGAGGTTCTGTCTCTGCTGAGAACAGCGACAGACGGAATAGAAACAACAGTAGGCTCTGCTGACGGGAAGGGCCAAGGGTACATCTTGAATCACATTTGCTGGTGCGCCGGAATTGACTCTGGCATATCAGAAGAAGGAGACAGAAACAGGTACATCAAACTTGGACTCAAACGAGTAGACAGAAATAGAGGCAATAATAAGCGGCTAATACCGCCGATGCCGATGGTGCTTCGTGATATTGGGCACAGGCTGTCGGCTGCTGCGATATACACAATCAGAGAAGCAAGAGAACTTGCCGCCAAGATTCACAGCGAAGCTAAGGTTCCAGGCGTAAACACAAGGTACATCGAGGGGCTTTCGGTTCCAGCGGCAATGCTTTCGCTAAACCTTGGATGGAGCGAAGGCGAGGCCGTTGCGTGGGTCGAGACGATTGCCGAAGAGAGGCGGCTCAATGAACGCCAAACAAGCGACGAAGAAGAACTGGTCGAGGCCATCCTTGGCAGCAAGGTCACGGAGAGTGGACGGCAGCACACGATCTCGTCACTTATTCATGCCGTCATCTCAAATATTGGGTCGACCGAGATGGCGTTCAACCATGAAGAAGTCGTGCGTGCGTGCGATGCCGACCGGATGCTTCAAGCGAATGGAATTCGCGTAATGCAACAAGACGGCGTTGTATTATTCAATCCAGGGGAGGTGACAAGATTCCTTCTTCAGAACACAAGGTTCGCGACGATTGCGATTGCGGAAGTGCTAGAGAGAATCAACGGCGCGTCCCGCTCAACACAAAGGATAAGTAAACACCCCAAGAGATGCGTGTCTGTTCCGATTGGTGTGATTGCACCTGGCGAAGACAAGGCTGGCGATGCAGAGTAATGATCCGCACAATCCGAAAATAGCCAGAAAAATCCCCAGGCTGCCCATTCTTCTTTCGCCGTGGAATCTTAACGCAAAAGGCCGCATGCACCCCATCTATCCATTTTGGAAAGGTGGGGTGTTTTTTTGTAGTCAATTCGGGGCATTGCGTTTATTCTGTTGCGTTCTGTTGCGTCTCAATGTAACGCCGTAAGTATATATATTACTATGCTATAATAAAAGAACTAACTATAATAGTATCAAGTATTTATATATATATATTGGCGCAGAAGAAACCGGCACTTACGAACCAGATCACATCCGTTACACCCATTGTGCACAAGAGACATTCACGCAGGAGTGGACAGCCCTCCCCACGGCATTACCACGCTCTCTCTCTCGCACAGACCATGTAACGCACGCAATTCTTATCGCAACCCGCTTCAGGTAAAGCGATTACGTTGTTTCAGAGCACGCCAACACGCCGCAACACCCCTGCGTAGCCCTCCGTATTCGCACTCTAAGCCCGTCCACCACTTCCCCGACTCAAATCTCATCCCAATCGCCCGTCGCAGTCCTGGCGCAAATGGCGGGCCTTCCCGTGGCGACTAGCGGTCATTGCCAACCGGCATAGCGACGCCGCGCAGCGGAAGAAGATTCCACCCCACCGCATCAGCGCAAGGCCGGGTGCTTGTCTGCTCGTGCATGCGTGCGATAATGCCTTTGAGTCAATTACTCTCAGTCGCAGGGGTGATCTATGTCGCTGGTCGATCGGGTGCGGGAGCGGGTGCATGCTTTTCTTGGAGAGGTCAAGGACGAGTCCGCCGTGCGGAATCTTAGCACCGGCGAAGCCCTGCGGGAGTTTTTCGCCGAGGCCGTCGCCTTAATCGTGCAGCTCTTGCAGGTCGAGGGCGGCACGAACGAAGAGAAGAAGGCTGCGGCGATGGAACTGATCGGCAAGTTCTACGACAGCATCGCGGAAGTCACGGACGTTCCATACGTTCCCGACAACATCGCCGATCCGCTCTTGAAGATTCCGTTTATGAAGATGGCGGACCTGTTGGTGGATTCGTTCGTCGCGTTTTTGAAAACGACGACGGCGGAATCGGTTTTGAAATCTTTTCGCGAGGCCAAGTAGAAAATGCGAGAACTAACAAGTCACAAGGTCAACGGCCTGAATGAGTCCATCTACATTGGCGTGATGGACGAGCCAGGGCAGGGCAATGCCTGTCATGTTTACGACTTGGCCCCGCTTGTTGATGTCGAACTTTCCGGCGAAGACATTGACGTAATTCGTCGTCGTGTTCCGGTCGAAAACGCGCACGTCGTGATTCGATTTCAGAATGGACCGATTGGCGAGGTTGGCGTGAATGGCGTCAGTCAAGAGGCACTGCTAGCGATCGTCGAAGACCGCTTAGCGTCCTTCCAGGCCGGGCCATACGCATGCCGCGAGAACGCCGTCGCCTTAACCAAAGTGCAAGAGGCGATGATGTGGTTGCAAAAGCGAACGCTTGATCGTATGCGTCGCGGCGTCGAAGGCACGAACAAGGTCTAGCCCGATGCTCTCCCGCAACGCCTCCCGCCTAGTCCGCCCCTTCCGCCGCTGCCTCCGCGAAATGCTGGCCGCCGGCGAGTTCGACGCCGCCGAGCGCCGGGCCGCCCGCCAACTGCTCCTGTCGTTCGCGATGTCGGAGCAGGTGTGCGAAGAAATTGTCCGCACGGCGAAGGCGAACGGGCTGAACGGCGAGATTCAAGATGCGGGCGACGGCGACGAAGGCTCGACGGCGTTTGAGAAGATCGTCGAGTTCTTGCGAAACAACTGGCAGACGATTGTACTTCAGGCGATCTTCCTGGTTATTCCAATGTTGCTCGGCGACGAAGGCGAAGCCGAGCCGAGCGAAGAAAGCGAGTCGTAAATGATCGAGTTCGTGAAGGCAAATTGGCAATGGCTGACGCCTGCCATCGGCGGCGTGCTGCTCCTGGCGTATCCGCAACTGGCGTCGCTCGCCTCGAAACTGAAGAACATTCTCCCGGCACGCACCCACGCGCCGCCGGGCGCAGGCGACGGCACGCTGCTCGACCTCGACATCGCATGGAGCGCACTCAAGACCCTGGACGCGCAATACGCTGCCGCAGGCGTCGACCCGGCTGAGCGCAAACGGCTGTTCGTCGAAGCGGTCGCCCGGCTGAAGTCGGAGACGAAGTAATGACCGCCAATCGCATTCGCATCGGCGTAGGCTTGCTGCTGCTGGCGGTGGCGCTGGCGATGCACGGCGGCGTCGAGCTGCCGATTATCAGCCCGCCCGCACCCGCCCCGCAGATCACGTCGGCCACCTATGTCTACGAGAAGGACGATTCGGCTGTGCCGTCCGCCGTTTTGGTCGGCCTGAACCGACTGAACCGCGAACGCAAGATTGTCGCGACGCTGTTTGAAGACGACTCGACGGACGGCGACGGCCAAGTGCCGGACCAATACAAGATTCCGGTCGCGACGGCGAAAGAGGCGGGGCTGCCGGCGTTGGTGGTGCTGGCCGGTAGCGAAGTGGTGCGAGTGGTGAAGTCGCCGGAGACGGTGGATCAAGTGATGGAGGCCGCCAAGTGATTGATTCATCCAAGCCGATCGACCCGAAACTGATCGACGTTCCGCTCAACGAAGAGAGCGGCTATTCCGAAGCGTTGGCTGCGGCCGACACGCCCGATGCCTTGCGAGACGCTTGCGGCGCTGCGGCCCGCGAGTTCCCGAAGTCGATGTGGATTGAGAGCCACAAAGATCGCGTTGAGAAGGCGAAAGAGAACGACCGCAATAAAACTTGGGGCATCAACTACCTGAGTCGTTTCACCAATCAATCGCCAAGTCACGAATGCACTTGCCACGCCTTGCGGGCGTCGGCAGAGGCGGCACGCAACCGCCATCGCGGCATCAACTTCCCCGATGGTCCGGTTAAGGGGTTTCGCTACGAAGAATCATCGCTTGGCGATGTGTTCCTCACGCCCATGTCGGTCTACCCGATTGCCAATCCTGGCCGATGGGGCGGGGCTGGTTGCATTCAAGTCCTCAACATCTCGTGCAATACCGGATTCCTGCCCGACAAGATTCAGCCGCGAGATTACGGCTTCAAGCACCAACTCCACGGCACCAGCGGCAAGGGCAACAATAACCAATCGAGCGGCCCGTGGATTACCGAGCGTGACTTCCCCGAAGGCTGGAAGGAAACTGCGAAATGGTTCAAGCCGAAGGAAATCGTCGTCACCGATGATTGGGAGCAAGCCTTGTGCATGCTGCTCCACGGCATTGTCCTCGGATACGGTCGTGACGGGCATGCCGTGCCGCCTGCAATGTGGAACTATGCAAGCGACGCCTACCCTTATCCAGATTCCTACGACCGCGTTCTTGCCGATTCGGCATCGACCTTCCGCCGGGCTTGCCGCAGCGGCGTGTACGGCGTGATTACCATGACCACCCCCGACAACTGGCTCAAGCCCGCAGGCTAACATGAACAGCAACGCTCCGCTTTATCTCGTGCTTGCCCTCGCCCTGTTCGTCACGGCCAAGGGCTGCGTCGACCACCACGCCGCGCCCGGAGTCTCCGTCGTCTCAATCTCCGACGCCGCACCGCCGCCGCAATTCACCCCCACGCCCGACCAAATCTCCATCGACGACATTCTCCCCGCACCAACCCCGCACGCCTCCTGCCGCTGCACAGCTTGCAAATGCACGCCGGTCTGCGTCGGTGCCTGCTCCATTCCACAGCCCGCCGGTGACGCCACCGCACCCATCGCGAATTCCACACCAGCGGCTTCTGCCGCACCGGCGACTTCGGGGGCGGCCTCGCGCTGCCCCGGCGGGCAATGTTCAGTTCGTTCCGCACCCGTACGGCGAGGCATCTTCGGATGGAGGCGCTAACCTTCGTGCTGATCTGGTGCCACTTCCATCCATTCGAGGCGATGGCGTTGTGGGGCTGCATCGGGCTCGTTGTCGGCTATTGGATTGGGAGAACGTCGTGAGCGTTAAAGAAGTCGTCGAAGAATCGCTCGCATGGCTGCTGCTCATCGTCGGGCTCGCCGCCGCGACCACGCTCGGCTACCTGCAAGGCGACACCAACGGATTCGTTCGAGGCGTGGAGTCGACCAAGATGATTCAACTTACCGAAGATAAGGATTGGTAGTCATGCAGTTTGTCTTAGGTATAGCGGTCGGGGCGGCCGCGCTCATCTTCGGAATCGCCGCCGTTATTGTCGTCGCATTGCGCGGCATCAATCACTAGCCCAGCCACCCCGTAATACCCAGCGCACAATGGAACCATCCTCCTGGTTTGCGTTCGTCAAAGATGTCGGCTTCCCGATCGCCGGCCTCTCCGCGACCGGCTTCTGCATCTGGCTCGTCATCAAGTGGCTCGGTAATAACGCGGTGAAGCCGCTTGTCGAATCGACCGTCAGCCTGCATATCACATTGCAGAAGAACGACACCGACAAGACGATAGCACTCGCCAACTTGGCCCGCGTCGCAGAAGAACACCGCGAACTCACCGAAGAAATGCGGCATCAGGTCGAGGACATTCACCGGGTCGTGGTCCGCAAAGTTCACTAGCATGCCGTTCTCGGCTAGAAATCCGGCAATCTTTCCGAAATAATACTTTTCGGCATTGCCTTTCCGTCATAGCCTGCGAACAAATACAGCATGTTCCGCCCCTCGCTCATCGACGCGGCCATTCTCATCTGCCTCTTTTCGGCAGGCCCGGCGCTCGTTACCTGCATGGCGGCGTTCGACCAGCCCGCCGTCAAGCAGCCCGCCCCGCGCACCATCATTGAGTGCGACGGCATCGTGCAACTCGACCACCCAGGATTCGCCCCGTTCGCGAACTGGGATTGCCCGGTCGACCTAATCGTACACCTCCCGAACACGTTCCGCACCAGTCGGCTTACGTTCGCCAGCAAGCAAGATTACCAAGAGGCGGTTCGTTGCGACGGGCTTGCGGTGCGTGTTCGGGGGTTTGAAGTCAGCCGAGGGTATCAAACGTATCTGGTGGTCGAGACGATCACGGGCATTGAGGCGGAGGCGAAGCCGTGACGGACGTTAAACGATTCCGCCAATGGTGCCGCTGGCTACAACGCCACTTCCCTATTCGCACCAAGCATCGCGTCGTGTTCGGAATGCCCATTGACGAGCCTCCGACCAAGGAGGGCTTGTGCGATCTCGAAAACTTCCCGACGCACATGACGCTCTATGTCCGCGACACGCTGAGCATTTCACACACGGCGTCGACCCTGATACATGAGTGGGCGCACGGAATCCACGCCGATCGCGTGCCGGAGTTCGGCGACCTACTCGACGAGGGGCCGCTGCATGCGATTCTCGAACGTGCGATTGGAAACAAGTGGGACAAACTCAGAGGCGAGGCGACCAGTGAAGAAGAATAACTCCCGACGCACCACGACCAAGCCCGCGACGATCGCCGACCGTGTGATGCGAGATGTCGCGACTCGCCCTAATCGCCGCAGTCTTAATTGGTACGACCGCATCACCGTCGAGCAGCGGGCCGTCGTCGATGAAGTCGTGCGTCGCTGCCGGTCGAATCCCGACGCCAAGTGGTACGTCGTGGCGGACAGTCTCATCGCCACGCTCAAGATTCCGGCCAAACAAACTCGCGTCGCGATATTTCTCCGCGAACTCGCAGCAAGGGGTGAGTGATGAAGGCGTCGAAGCGAGTTGACGAGTTGGCGTCCGAGATTCTTGAGATTCAGCAGATTCCGGCCGCCGAGCGATTGCGCATCGAGGCCGTAATTCGCAATTACAAACAGAAGGCGAGGGACGCGAGCGAAGAGCGCGACGAGGCGCTGCGGCAGAGCGAACTGCTGGCGTCGCGGTGTGATTTTCTTGTTGGCCTGCGTGATCGCACCAAGGCGAAGGAGTGGGCGAAGCCGAAGCGAGTCAAGTCGGGACGCGCCGCCGCCGTGTTCCTAGTATCAGACGTACATTGCGAAGAGTCCGTCGCGCCGCATGAAGTCAACGGGCTGAACGAATACTCTCTTGAAATTTGCGACAAGTCGCTCAAGCAGATGTTCTCTCGCAATCTCATGCTCACCGAGGACGCACGCCACCTTGTCAACATTCGCGAAGGCGTGCTGTGGCTCGGCGGCGACATGATTAGCGGCCACATTCACGACGAGCTTCGTGAACGCAATCAACTCGCACCGCTTCCTGCCTGCCGATGGGTCAGTCAGCGACTTTTAAGCGGCATCAACTTTTTGGCCGAGCACGGTGGCTTCGACACGCTAACCATTGCGACGAGCTATGGAAACCACGGAAGAGACTCGCTCAAAAACAGATCGGCAGGCGAGGGCGACCGCAGTTACGAACACGACATGTACCTAGAACTGCGCGATGCCACGTCCGGCATGAAAAACGTGAAGTGGCAAATCGGCAACGGCTACCACAACTACCTTGACGTACTCGGCAAGAACTGCCGCTTCCATCACGGGCACAAGGTCAAGTTCGGCGGCGGCGTCGGTGGCGTGACGGTTCCGCTTTACAAAGCGATTTATGCTTGGAACCAGAAAATAAGAGCCGACATCAACTTCAACGGCCACTTCCACGATTACGCTTGCCCGCGCATGGATGTCGTGCTGAACGGCAGCGTCATCGGTTACTCGCCGTTTGCAATCGACATCAAGGCAAATTATCAGCCGCCGATGCAGGCGTTCTGCGTGATTGATCGGGACCGTGGGCTAACTAGATCGCTTCCTGTTTTCGTGAGGTAGGTGTGGGCACGTTGATTGACTTGACGGGCATGAGGTTCGGGAGGTTGCTCGTGTCGAAACGAGCGCCGAGCGAAGGCCGCAAGCACGCCAAATGGATTTGCTTTTGCGATTGCGGACAGATCACGACCGCGACGAGCGCGCATATTCGAGCCGGGCGATCAACGTCGTGCGGTTGCGTTCGCAGCGAGATGGTTACAAAGAAGAACACGACGCACGGGAAGTATTTCACGAAGACGCATCGCGTCTGGAATAACATGCTCAATCGCTGCCGTTGCGAAAACACGCCGCGATTTGAAGACTATGGTGGGCGAGGAATTGCCGTTTGCGACCGCTGGCTGTCGTTTTCATCATTCCTTGAAGACATGGGCGAATGCAAGCCCGGCATGAGTATTGATCGTATCGACGTAAATGGCAACTACGAACCGTCGAACTGTCGCTGGGCGACCAACACTGAGCAGTGCAACAACAAGAGAAACAACCGGCGGATCGTTGTCGGTGGCGAGTCAATGACATGCACGGAGGCCGCTCGGAAGTACGGACTGAATAGGGACATGATCCGTGCTCGACTTAATAGAGGGCTCACTGGCGATGAAGCGATATTTACTCCGTCGCGGTATGGGGTAAGCAAGTAATGCAGCCCGCGAAAATCACCCACTCTGTCGAGCAACTTCAGCCCGCTCGCTTCGCCGAAGCCACGGCCATTCTCCACGAATGCCTCGGCACCGACTGCAACCTGCCCGCCGAATACCCGTCACCGCGCATCGCCATCTTCGGCCACTTTCTCGACGACACTCTCGCAGGCGTCGGCACCGCTGAAATCAAACTCGACGGCGGCGGCCTGCTTGCGAACATGGCCGTGCTTCCCAAATATCAAGGCAACGGCATCGGCACGTCGCTCGTTGCCGCTCGCGTCGAATGGCTGCGGTCGCTCGGCGTGCAATACGTCGTGGCCGAGGCGTGGGCGAGTAATGATCGCGGCGTGAACGCTGCGAAGCCGTTGGTGCGAAATGGGTTCTGGCTGACGGAGGTGCGGCCGTTGCATTTCGGGTGGTGCAGGGACTGCCCAAGCTGTCGGCCTGCGAGCTGTGGGTGCGGGGCGTTCATCTATCGCAAGGTGCTGCGTGATGCGTGACGCCGCCATCGTGTTCGCTGCGCAGTTCGCCCAAGTATTCCTTTTAGCTTGGCAGTCGCAATGCGTGGCACACGGCCGCGTCGCTTGGGCGTCCGTCAATTCACTATGCCTCGGCATTATCGGCTACCAAATCACCAGTATCATCGCGGCGAATCGCGGTGCCATATTCAGCCCGGCGTGGATCGCGTTCGTCGGCAGCGGGCCGATTGCGGTCGTGCTGGCGATCAAGTTCTTTAGGAGAATAAAGTGATGCGCGTCATTGCCATCGGCCACTACAAGCGAGTCGGCAAGGATTGGTTCGCTCGCGCCGTCGTTCGCCATTGCGCCGCCCTCGACCCGTCGCTTCGCGTCAAGGTGAAGTCGTGGGCGTGGAAGCTCAAGAAAATCTGCCACGAACTTTACGGATGGGCAGGACTCCGCGAGCCGCACTTCTACGAAACCGATGAAGGGCAGACCGCCCGCGAAGTCGCGCTCCCCGCCATCGGCAAGTCGCCGCGTCAAATCTGGATTGACTTCGGAACGAACGCAGTCCGCGAGCACGTCTATCAAGATACTTGGCGGGATTACCTGCTCAAGTCCGATCATCAATGTGACGTGCTTATCGTCCCCGACACCCGCTTTCAAAACGAAGTCGTCGGGTTGATCGAGGCCGACGCCCACCTGCTCAAGATCGTCCGCCCCGGTTTCGGCCCCGGCGATAACAAGCCCGACCGCGAACTGCTTTATTATCGCGGCTGGCGGAACGTCATCGGCCACGTCGGCACGCTACAGCATCTCGACGAGTCGGCCCGCGTCTATGCGGAATGGTTGACGGGTAAACGCAGCGAGCCGACCTGCACCTTCGATGAGATGCACGATCGGCTCTATACCTGCGAATCGACGGCGACGGTCACGCCGTAGCACACGGGTCGAACACGCCGCCGGCTTCGCGGTCGCGTTTCAAAATCCGATTGATTTTAATGGAACACCACTTCACCCCGCCGCGCCCGGTCAGCCCCTCATCGTTCAGCCGCTTCGCCACGGCGTACACGGTGATCCCGCTGGCCGCCAACTTCCGTAGCCGCGACAACACTCGCTGCTCGCCTTCATCCGGCACCATCATGTATCGCACGCCGCGCCCGCGCCCCGCGTCGAACGCCTCGCCCATCTTCCAGCCGAACGGCGCACTTGAGCTAATCACCCGCCCGCCCCGCTGCATCGCGCCCATCGCGGCCTTCGTTCGCTCGCTAATCTGGTCGCTCTCGTACTCCGCCATCGCCGCCATGACGTGTAGTGTCAGCTTGTTCGCGTTCGGATTATCGACGGCCACGAAGTCAACGCCCGACTCCATTAGCGCCGACAGGAACGCGACGTTGCGGCTTAGCCGGTCGAGCTTGGCAATCACCAGCATCGCCCCGCATCGCTTGCATTCATCAATCGCCTGCAAGAGCCCGCGTCTATTCGCCCCGCTGCCGCGCCCCGTCTTTTCTTCGTCCCGCCGCACGGCCAGCACGGTCATGCCGCGCCCCTCGGCGAACTTCTGACATCGCTCCAACTGTCCGGTCATAGTCTCGGCGTCGCCGGCGGCGTTGCGGTTGACCACGGGGCGGGGCGAATACCTCAGATAGACGATGCAGCTTTCGTATTTTAACCCGTTTGGGTGGGTTCGTCGCTTCAGGCTCATTTTAAGCCCCTCCGATTCTAGGATGAGTGTTGAGTCAAGAAAAACGCCGGTCGCGTTCCTGGCGCAAACCATGGGCCTTCCAGGCGATGCTATGGCTAGTAGCGGTTGACGATTGGCATGGCGTCGCGTCTACCCCGGCATGGCGAACGGGCCGGCTCGGTTCGTGCCGTTGTCATCGAGCCACTTTGCCAGCAGCGGGCGCAGGTAATGCTCGAACGCATCGCCTCGCCACGAGTTGCCGTGCGCAAACTTAATGTTGCCATCGGTCAGCATCGGCACGGAGTAGATGGCGCAATAGTTCGGCTCGTCAAAAAGCGAGGCAATCATCGGCCTTCCGTAGTGGTCCTCGGAAGGGTCGTTGTCTTTGAACAGTATGGCGTAGAAGCCGTATCCGCAGACGCCGTTGCGGTGATATGAGGCGTCGATAATTTCTAGGTTCATGTTTTACTCCTTGTGATTGTTCAGTTGCGTTGCGTCTACCGGCCTTCGGCCTTGGCGATGGCTCGCTCGATCTCGCCCCACGCCAGCCCGACGACCGGATTGCCGTGCTCCTCAACCCAGTACGATTTGATGAGCGAGAGGGCGGTGTGGCAGGCGGCGAGTAGAGCGGGCGCAGCTTCGAGCAGGCACTTCGCGTCATACGCTGACTTACCGAACCCGTTTTCGAGCCCGTCTAGGAAAATCTCTAGCGGGGTTTCGTTTTTAGCGACCATCACTACCTCCACATCGAAGAAGAAAGCCCGCCGCTCACCCCCGCCACGATCACGCCTTCAGCCGGGCGAGCGGCGTCGGCGCGGTATTCGACGACATAGCGGGTTTCGGTGGTGGTGCAGCCGGAGAGCAGGGAGATCGCAATTGCAGCACCACCCATGATTTGACGCTTTTTGAACGCTGCAATCGCTTTTTTTGCAGCTACCCTTGCCTCCGCAAGGTATTTTTTCGCAATCCAGTGCATTCTTGGCTGGCCGTACAGGCTGTATCCCATTCGCGGGAAGTCAATTGTTCGTTGCCCGCCTTCGCAGTCGTATTCAGGGACATAAACCAGCACGTACCCAATCGTTATTTCTGTTCGCATCGCGTCTACTCCGATCATTTTAGGATTCGATCAACCACCACCCGCACCCCGCACGCATCGCGCCGGGGCATGAGCGGGCCGCCAGTTATCCGCCGGCGGCGTCGCGTCGCGTCTACTTCGGTCGCTCGCCCCTCACTTTCGTCCTGGCCCGCAACCGCCGCACCCGATACGCCTCATTATGCCACCCCGACACCCCATAAACATTATCCGCCCCCTCGCCCAACGGCAAGCAAACACTCGCCCCCGCCTTACCGCTGACCACGATATACGGCCTACCCTTCCCATCGACCGCAGCGAAGCAGAACACGAACACGCCCCGCTCGCCGACCTTATGCCGTACTCCGGCCGCGTCTATCCACACGGGGCCGCCGCTGATGCGGACGCGATCGCCCTTGCGCAGCCAGCGGCGGGGGAGGTACTCGTAGGCGTCCTGGCCGGTGAAGCTCTCCGGCGCTTTTCGCAGTCTCATAATTCGCCACTCCGTTTCTAGGATGGAAGAACAAACCCCGCGCCGCGTCTACTCCGGCAGCGCGTCAACCTCTGCCACATGGTCGCGCACCGCAACCGTCGTGACGTACAACAGCCCGATTAGCACTAGGCCCAGTAGCACAATTCCCGCCGCGTCAATCACGTCGCGCCTACTCACGGCGCACCTCGATTTTCTAGGATTCTCAACTCACACTCGCCGCCACACGGCCGCGATCAGCGCCCACCTAATCAAGATGGGCGCTTTCATCGTGGTCGGGTTTGCGCCGCGTCTACCGCTCCGCGTTCATAAACTCATCGAAGCTATCGCCGAGCAATCGTCGCAGCTTCGCGGTTTGTGCCTGCACTTGCTTATACGTCCGCTCCGCTTTGCGACTATCCGAATCGTAGCCGTAGTCGGCGCACCACGATTCAAACGAATCATCCGCGCCGCTCGCATCGCTCAGCAAGCACTTAAGCACCCCCTCCGCGTCGGGCTCATCGGTGTGCGTGGAGCCCATGGAATAATCTAGCGTCATGCTACGCCGCTCGAATCGCAGCGTTACGCGGTAGTTGTGGGCCGATTTTTGCCAATCGTCCATCGTGTCGAAAGATTGCGCGGCCTTGCCGGAGCGGGCATCGCATCGCACCTTGGCGCACAGCTCGCGCAGCGTCGTCGTCGAATTCATAACTCACACCCCACGTTTTAAGGATTCGGACATAAACCACCACCATCGGCGCGCCGCCCCTCACGACGGCGCAGCAATTGAGGCGGGTTATTTGCCGGCTCGCGCCGCGTCTACTTACCCGACTTCGCAGCCCGCGAATTCTCCGCAATGTCGCCGGCCGCGATCCATACGATTCGTTCGCGGTTAGCGGCGTCATCGGCTAGTTCGTCCGAATCCCATGCGCCATATTCTTTGAGCTCGGCGGCAATCTTTTCGGGGCCGATGTTGTCAAGCTGCCGGCGAATCGCGGGCACGCGCACCAATGCGGCAACGTCGTCGTCGCATCGCCCCTGGTGTGAGGCGCTTTCGGCCTGCGCCATAGTCATCTGCAATTCAAAGCGGTTAAACGTCGCGAACATATCGACACCTCGATTTTCTAGGATAAAAGAACAATTCAGCTCGCGCCGCGTCTATTCGTTGCGAAACGATTCGAGGCCGATATAGCCCAGTCGGGTATTCCAGCTCAGCCGATAGCCGTCGTCGCTTTCATAAACGTCGTCAGAATCGCCTGACGCCGGCTCGTCGAATTCTTCGCCGGCGTCGCCGCAATCCCATTGCGCCAGATATTCAATTGCGGCATCTTCGCCGCGCTCGTCGAGTATTCGCAACGGCTCGTCAGAATCTTCCGAGTTCTGGAAAAACACAATGCGCTGATAGACTCGCGACATAAGACACCCCAATATTTTCTAGGATTGAAACACACTAAACAGCCCGCGCCCGACCCGCGACGGTCGGTTTACGCTTGTGCGCGGGGGATCATGCTAACCATGCGACAAACTAAATCCGGTCGTGCACGGCTCGCCGTTGATAAACAAATTGCCCATCGTCACCCACTCGCCGTTGTCGGGCATTTTTGCCGCGACCATTTCCCACTCGTCACTCGGCTTGCGCCGCGCCGCGATTGCATTACCCAGGCCGTTCGTCGCATACTCAACGTGAGGCCGTTCGCGGCGCGCGATTGCCAATAATTCCAGTGCCGTCATTTCATTACCCCGCAAAATTTCTAGGATTGAAAAACCGTCTCCGCAATCTGCCGGCTGGTTATTCGCCGTCGACAACTTCATTCTCGTCATCAATACAGGCATCGTCATCGTCGCCGTACATTTCGCGCATTTCGTCCCGCGCCGCTTGTTCGCTATCGAACGGACCCGTCCATTCGGTGCAATCCATGTAACCCGGCGCACTCAGCCGCGCAAACCATCCGAATACTGTTTCAACGTCGTCAGCGTCGACGCCGTATGCCCGCGCCGCATCCTCCGCGCCGCGATACTGCGCGTCCGCTTCCGGCGTGATAATGTCGCCTTCGCGAGTGTTGCGGATAACTTGGCAGTGGCCGTGATAGACCTGCGTTTGCATGAATGACATTTCAGATACTCCGATTCTTAGGATTGAAGAAAACCGCCGCACGCGCGCCGCCACAATTGACGGCGCGGGAGGGGAGGTTTACTACTTGCCGGCCATGATCTTGACTGCGCACGCTTGCAGCATTTCATCAAGCGAACCCGTTCGCTTTACGCTGCGATACTCGCAATAAACGCTAGTAGCGTAGTCGTCGCAGTTGACGCGATTCAATTGTTCTTCGTTCATGCCAAGATCAACTAGCATCGCAGCGAGTTTCGCTCCGCGAAGCGATAGCCAATAGTTCCAACAGATAGTCGTATCGCCGACTTGCACAGAATAGTAGCGGTCTACTTTCGAGTGCTTGCGAATGCGGCCGTATTGATTGCCGGCGTATTCCTCCTTCGTTTTTACTGCCCTGGCTGTCATCATCACGCTCTCCGTTAGTTTTCTAGGATTGATCTTCCCGACACGCTATTTCTACTCTCAGCAATACCCTGCGTCAATACCATTCGGCATAAATTCCAAGAATCTTCAATCGCCCGATAATTCCAGCCTGATATACCGGCGCACTAGCGCGCACCATCCTCACTGGACATTACCCCGCGCGGCACTATTTCCGCGCACTATTAGCGCGCGCCCATCGCCGATAGCTAGCGGCTTGCGGCCGATGATTGCCCGCGCACCCTACGGATATGAGCCGGCGACACTAAGCGAGCGAAGCGAGCGCGGACGCGCCGGCGATCGAGCGGAGATGATTAACCTGGCTGAGACGGCCGGCGAGTCGTGCGCGTAGATAGTGGTGTGGATGCGGCGGAGATGGGCGAGGGGCGAGATGATCTAGGTGGAGACGATCGAGCGGCGGTAGGTGGAGACGTGGAGCTAGCCGACGTTGATCCTGGCGCGGGGGAGACGGGGCGATAGGGCGGAGCTAGGGCCAGGCGGAGCTAAGAACGGAATAAGAATTGGCGGCGCGCGATAGGTGGGGGAGCGGGGGCGGAAGTGTAGTCGAATTGATTACACTCGATTGTCGCGGATTTGATATAATCCGATATTTCTACTGTCAATTCGACTCGTCTCGCGAAAGGCCCGTGATTCGCAGCGTTTGATCGACCTCGCGAGGCCCAATTCCACCCAGTTTTTAACGTACCGTTCCCTACGTCAATAGGCGAGCTGGCCGAATTGTTGCGGAATAGCGGCGATTCGTTGGCCGGTCGGCTCGGCGGGGGTGGGGTGGGCTATAGGTACGTCAGGGACCCAGGGCCGAATTGATTCGCGATCCGACCCCCGGCCTCGTTCACGCCGCGTACGCTACGATATTTCGAGTCAAGAGACGCGCATTTTTAGCCGCCGTGGTGTCCTCGGCCGGTGGAGTCCTCACCCGCCCAATAAAAATCCGCTTGCCCGCCGCCGCATCTCCGCTACTATGCCTGTCGGTCTATGCCGATTGTCATTTCATTGGAGTCCTCATGCCGCCTGTGCCGTTCTGGGGCTGGAAAAACGTCGTCGCCTTCTCGGGGGGGCGCACCTCCGCGTACATGCTCCACCTGTTGCTCGAAAAGCACGGCGACGTTCAAAGACGAGAGCGATTCGGTGACGGTTGCGGATCGGTGCTTTACTTATAAGCATGTTCGGCAGAATTTGTGGCCGATGGGGTTGTGGACTTTTGTAGTGCCGGAGGCAGGCGATGACGCAGACGAATAGCGAGTGGCCGAAGTCGTTTCGGTGGCACACCGCCTACTGCAACGAGCCCGACATCGTGACGTTCTATGGAGAAGACGAAATCGTGACGGACTACTGCGGCTGTATCTGGTCATACTCGGACTGCATTTCGTGCAACGCATGGGTGCCCACCGACCAGTACAAAGACAAATCACCACCCGCCGCATCGCATGGCGACGCAAAGGCGGAAGTCGCCGCGATCATCGGCAACGTGCGCGTCATGCTTGCTCATCACGAAGAGAGCTGGCCGATCAAGTCACCGTATCCTGAGATGATTGGGCTGCTCGCCGACGCCGTGGAGCGACTTGCAAGACGACAATCAATTCACCACATCGCGCCGGCATCTACTGATTCGTGCGCACGGCTCAGGCAATGATTGCGAATTGTCGAAGTCCGGCAGGGAAATCTACTCTCGCATCATCTCGACAATAATCGACCGCCCTATGCTCGTAAAAGTATCCGGCCACTCGCCGCACCTTCGAGTCGAACTGCACGAGGGAATCGGCGACGGTCTTCCGCTATGGCCGATAGTCGAGGCAAGAGGATGGACTGTCGAGTTCCTTGGAGAAGTAGTGATGCCTAGCGGAGAGTGTAAATGACCCTCCGCACATTCATCGACGCGATCGAGTCGGCTGCCGGCAAGCGGGATGCGAGCGAGTTGACCGACATCGAGAAGATCGCTCTCTGCATCAACTCCGGTGTCGAGATGATCGTAGAGTCGCTTGGTGGTCGCGGCCAGTATGACATCGGCACGGCATGCTCAGTTGGATTCAAGCACGACGGCGGAAACTGGCAAGTGATCGAGTTGAAGTAGCACTTTAACGAGGACGCGATGATTAACCCTTATGATGTCGGATTGAGTCCGTTTCGCATTGCTGACGGAACGCTATTTGACGCCAATCCGTCGCGGATGTTTACGCAACATGGGGACGAGGCATATCCTTCCGTAAAGTGTCCGTCGTGCGGAGGCGACTACTGCCATCCGTGTGAAGTGTCTGTCAAGCAAGGCGAATCGCAAACCATCGTCTTCGGCGACAGCACGATCACAAGCAGGGCGACTAAGGACGACAGCCGAGGTTCAGACATTAGGATTGTTTTCTGGTGCGAGTCCGGGCATGAATTCGTGTGCCACTTTTGGTTTCACAAGGGCAATACGTTCATCAGTTCATTTTGCGGAGACAGCACCGCAGAAGAAGGCGGACCAGACAACATGCTGTGGAGAGATTAGCCATGCCACGCACCGCCTACGCCCGCAAAGACGCCGCGAACACGAAGCCCGTGAGCGCCGAGGACGCCGTGAAGATGCGGGCGATTCGGAGGGCGGCAATGAATAGCGGGTGGAGCGAGTATGCGCTGGCGAATGAGTTTGGTTGCAGTCCGTATCAAGTGCGGATGGCGATAGAGGGAGTCGGCATGCCGATGGAGTGGTGTGATAAGTGCGAGGCGGACGTGATTGCGCCGTGCGTGGCGTGCAATAGCGAGGCGTGGAAGCGAGAGCGGAAGAATCAATCCTAGAAAGTGGAGGTGCGGTGATGGGGTACGCGAAGCGAAACTTGATTAACAGCATGCGACGGCTGCTCAACTTCCATTCCGAAAACACGACATCCGAATCGTCGCTCGTTCACGACATCCGCAACCTGCTGAGCGGCGAGTTGACGGAAACGATGGGGCCGGTTGATCGCGACCCGCCGCACCACGCCCCAAGCGAAACAATCGAGCCAGTCGCACTACCGGAAGAAGTCTTCGCCATCCGCAACACCGGGTTCGGCGCATGCGAGGCGGTGATGAAGCGTGATAACAGCGTGATGAACGTGGCGATTCCGGTGGGCGACGAGCCGTTGACGAAGCGGGAGCGGTTTGCGATGGAGATAATGAAGTCGCTGACAACCACCACGCACTACATCCTGGACGTTGAAACCGGCATAAGCGGCACCGCCATTGACGCCGTGCTGTACGCCGACGCCCTCATCGCCGAGCTGGCGAAGGAGCGGAAGTGATGACCGAACGCACCCACATCCAGCGGTTCTATCGGCAGCGATTCGCCGAACTCCACCAACGCAAACTTCGCGTCAATTCGCATCGCAAGAACATTGGTGATTGGCGGCTGCGGTTTTGGTTCGACAATGCGGAGAACCTGTCGCACTATGAATGGCTACGCGACGGACAGGTAATGCACTCGTACTCGCTGCCGGGTGCGCCGCCAATGGACTTAATGGGGCGTGTCGTTGCTGAGTGGAGCAACGTATGACCCGCCGCCAATTCCTCCGCTCCATCACCGCCTCCGTCGCCTGCGTCGCCCTCGCACTATTCGCATTCGGCCACGACCAGCATCCTCGCTCGTCGCACTGGCCCAAGGTGCGAGCCGAGTATTTGCTGACGCATGGCGAGTGCGCTGCCTGCGGAGCGAGCGGCAGCGGAGTCGATCTTGAGGTGCATCACGTCGTGCCGTTCCATGTGGATCGTGCGAAGGAGTTGGACGAGGCGAATCTGATTACGCTTTGCAGGAAGGGCGGGCACCTGGGGTGCGCGTGCCATCTGACGTTCGGCCACGCCGGGAGTTATTCGCGTTGGAATGAGCATGTGCGTGAGGATGCGAAGTTGATGCGGGCGCGGTTGGAAGAAGCGAAACTTAGATAGGAGATGCGAATGAATAGGCGAACATTTTTATCTGCATTGGCCGCGATTCCGCTTGCCGGGCCGGCGGCTGTGATGGCATCTACTAAAGTTCGACCGCGACTTCATTGGGCTGCGCATCCAAGCCGCCAACTGCCGTCGATTCGGGAAATGAAATCCGCGATGATGCTGGTTTTGGCGAGGAACCCGAATCCATACTGCATCATCGTTCCGTATGCGTGGCATTCCGCCCTGTCTCTCCATGCAGAACAATCGCTTCGTAATCTTGGCGGAGTGCCTTCTGCCTGCGCGACGTTAAAGTTTTCCAGCCTGGGGATTCCCGTTGTGTGGGATTTCAATTGCGTTGAACCGCGAGCCGGCTAGTTTTTTTGCCACAAAACTTGACATTCGGCATTGACTTTACGCTATTGCCAACGAACCATACTCACGGAGGACTCCATGTGGCCGAATAAACCGAAGAAGAACCCAGCCACTTCGCAAAACCCAGTGCCAGCCAACGACGGCTCCATCAACATCCGCTGGATGATTCAGTCCGACTACGATTTCGTCATCGACATCGAGCGGCAATCCTTCGGCACGCCGTGGACGCGGGCGGAGTTGACGAAGTTCCTGAAGCATCATCAGCATGTCGGCTACGTCGCTGTCGTCGATGGTCGCGTCGCCGGCTATTTCCTGTACGTCCTGCACCCCACGCACTTCGAGTTGGTCAGCGTGGCCGTGCATCCGCAAGATCGCCGTCGCGGCGTCGGGCGGAAGATGGTCGATAGCTTGACGCGGCGCATGATGGCGAGGCGGAACAAGACCGAGGCGTTGGTGCGAGAGACGAACACGGACGCGCAAGTGTTTTTCAGCAAGATCGGGTTCATGTGCCGAGCGTTCGTGAAGGGTGCGTACGAAGGGACTGACGAGGGCGGCGTGCTGTTTGTGAAGCGGAAGAACGAGAAGCCGGTGGATGAGCGGTGGTTGCCGAGGAATCGGGTGGGGAAGTTTTATGAGGGGGAGGTTACATGAGCGGAGGCGTGCTTGCTGGAATCTCGATATTCTGTTGTGTTGTGTCAGTCGCGAATATCGCGTGGTTCGTTTTTATGCAGAAGAGAAACGACGCCGTTTACGAATTCAGGTCCAGGGCTTTGAATTACTTTAGAGCAAAGCGCGACTTCTCCGGCTACGACGCCATGCCGAGTTACGACGAAATGTTTTGGCAACTTCGCAAGTGGGACTGGTCGGAGTATTTGAAGTGAACAACAAACCATCCGCCACCGAAAACCTGCTCAACGCCATGACGCCCGCCGAGCATCGCCAGATGCGTGCGGCTTATGCGGTGTGGCGATGGCTTGAACAGACGAAGAAACTGCCGATCGTGCAGAAGATGTTTCGAGTAAATAACGACAAATTACGAGGCGCAAATGACTGAGCAGTTGACGATTGAAACACCAGCCCCGGCTCGCGGCCTCGCTTGGATCGGCCAAGTCACCGAACTCGCGCCCATCGCGAACGCCGACCGCATTGAACTGGCGACGGTCATTTGCGGCGCAGGCGGCAAGTGGTCGGGAGTCGTGAAGAAGAACGACTTCGCCATCGGCAGCAAGGCGGTCGTGTACTTACAGGATGCCGTCGTTCCGCAATGCAACGAACTAGCCTTTCTCGCATCGTCGAATTGGCGAGTGAAGATGCAGCGGTTTCGCGGCGCGCCGAGCGAATGTGTAATCGTCAAATGCGACGACGCGAATCCGGTCGGCAACGACGTGACTGCGATCATGGGCGTCACCAAATACGAAAAGCCGGTGCCCGGCGCGCTCGGCGGCAACCCGGTCGGCAACTTCCCGTCGTTCATCCCGAAAACCGACGAGCCCAACTTTCAGACCGCATACCGCCTGCTAGATGCCTTGCGCGGCCAAGCGTGGTACGCGACCGTCAAATACGACGGCAGCAGCACGACAGTCTATCGGCGCGGCGATCAGTTCGGCGTGTGCAGTCGCAATCTTGAACTGTTCGAGTCGCCGTGTGCATTTTGGAACGTCGCGAACAAATACAACTTACGCGAGACACTGCCGGATGGCATTGCCTTGCAGTTCGAGACGGTCGGTCCCGGAATCCAGAAGAATCCCATCGGCATGCAATCCATCGACGGCGTGGCGTTCAACGCCTACCACATCGACGACAGGCGGTATTTGCATCGCAATGAGTTTGGCGAACTGTGCTTGAAGTTGCAGTTCCCTACCGCGCAAATCGTCGACAACGGAGGAAATTTCAATCTCGACAAGACGGCGTTGCAGAAATTGGCCGAAGGTAACTATCCGAACGGCAAGCCGCGAGAGGGAATCGTGATTCGCCCGTACGAAGAACAGTACGTCGGCCACGACCGTCTTAGTTTCAAAGTCATCAATCTCGATTACAAGGATTGATCTAGGCCGGGGTGGAGCAGTTGGTAGCTCGCAAGGATCATGACCTTGAGGTCGCAGGTTCAAATCCTGCCCCCTGCCCTTTGTCTATTCACCTCCGCAAGGAAGCGGCCCACGCCCAACAGGCACGACGCCTCCCATCGCATCTCCCGCCTCGAATCCAAACGCATCTCCGACCCGCCATCGCTGTGCGGGATGCGGCTGGCTCCTAACCAGCTACATCTCCAACCTCGCCCGCGTCGGCACACAGCCCGAAGACATCCTCGCCGGGCACCTCTCGCTGCTCGACGCCTGCACCGACGCTTATCGCGAACTCGGCCGCGTCGAATACCTCTATCTAGCACCTCCGCCTGCGAATCCGCCGCCCGCGCACGTCTCGCCGCTGAAGACGAAGTGTGAGAGCGGGCTGGTTCTGGCCGTCGCCGGGACGGTGCGCATCGTGACGCGATATGCCCACTCGAAGAATTCCTATCGCATTGCGTTCGTCGATGCTCGGCACGGCGGCGAGCGGAATCTGGATGTCGTGTTTGCGGAGCGGAAGAAGGCGGAGGCGGCGCTGAAGAAGGCGAGGGCGGATGGCGAGCGGGAGTTGTTGAGAAGCGGGGCGAAGGATTGGCGAAAGGGCGAATCGAAATGAGCGAAGAAGAACTCACTGACCCCGCATCACAAGAATCCGCCGAGCCCGCCGAGCAGGACCACCAATTCCTGCGTCGCCTACTCGAAATCGCCCAACTCACCGGCGACGACCCCGAAGCACCGCCCATCGACTACGCAACGTGGGGCTCGTGGCTACCGGAGCCCGACTGCGAACGCAAGTACGCCGCCTTCCGCCGCATCGCCAAGGAGAGCATGGTGCGTGAAGCGTGGTTTGAAGAGACGAAGAAGTTCTATCGCGCGGCGTTGAAGCGGCTGCACAGCCAGAAGATGTTCACCGGCGAAATCAATGCGTACGTCTTTTACTTGGCACTGAGACACTTTCCACCGCAGTAATGGCAGACATCAACGAAATTCTGGCGCAAGGCGGCGGCAGCAGCATCCCCAAGAAGTGGCAAGCGTTACTCAAGTCCGTCCCGGCGAACAAGACCTGTGGGCTCCGCGCGGCGTGCGTCTGGACTTTCGACAATGTAGCGAACGAGCCCGACGAAATCGACAAGACGAAGGTGCCGAGTCGCGGTGCCGTGCGGCTGCTGATTATGGCGCAGGGCGCGGGCTACGCGGCGTTCCTTCAGTTGTATCAGAAGGCGGTGGCGGAGAAGGGGAGTGCGGAGGCGGCGGCCGAGGATGCGATGCGGCAGAGGCAGCTCACTGGGCATCTTGATAAGTGGATGGATGAACTCGACCGACAAAGCGAACAGAGCGACGAACTCCAATGCAAGCCGCACCCAAAGACCTGAAGAAGAATATCCGCTTCCGCAAGGCACTGCTCGATGCGTGCGCTTCGTCGACCGGCGAGGATTTGCGGAACGACGTGATTGCGCGGTGCGCGGCCGACCCGATTTTTTTCTTTGATGCGTTTTCGTGGACGTATGCGGTAAAGGACTCGCCCGACAATCCGAACGTGCCGTTTGTTTTGTTCGGGTATCAAGAAGACCTTGTTCGCAAGATGGATTCGGCGATCGGCAAGCACTCGCTGCTCATCGAGAAATCTCGCGATCTCGGTTTGAGTTGGGTCATCACCACGATGTTTTTGTGGCGATGGCTATTCCGCCCGCTGCAATCCTTCCTCATGGCGTCTCGCAAAGAGGCGTTGGTAGACGAGCGCGGAAATCCCGGCTGCTTGTTCTGGAAAATCCGCATGAACTTGGCGATGCTGCCGACGTGGCTTCGCCCTCCCGGCGAACTGATTGACGACCGCAGCATGCACCTTGGTAATCTCGTCAACGGCAGTAGCATCGACGGTGAATCGACTCAGGGCAACGTAGGTCGCGGTGATCGGCGTACTGCAATCCTGCTTGACGAGTTCGCGGCGGTCGAGTGCGGCGAAGAAGTTCTTACTGCAACACACTCCGCGACCAACTGCCGTTTGTTCGTCAGCACTCCGCAGGGCGCAAGCGGTGCGTTCTACGACACTCGCAACAAACTCCTTGAGACAAATCCAGAGCGAGTCATTCGCTTGCACTGGTCACAGCATCCGCTCAAGGCGAGAGGTCTTTATCGCGGCGACGTAAGCGGCAATCTCGAATTCATTGACAAAAGCATCTCATATCCAGACGGGTATGAGTTCATCCACGACGGCAAGCTCCGTTCACAGTGGTATGACGAAATGTGTAATGAAGCGTCGAGCGAAACGGAAATCGCCGCCGAACTCGACATCAACTACGAAGGCTCTGCCGGTGGTCCGCTCATCAAGCCCGAACTTCTCAGCGCACTACTGACTCGCTGTAAGAAACCTATCGACACCGGCGAACTCAGCTTCGACGAATCCGGCAACTCGCCGAAGTTCGCCAGTGACGCACACAACGGTCGCCTCGATAGCCGACTCTCGCTATGGTGTCCTCTTGACGCACGCGGTCGCCCGCCGGAATCCGATTACGTAATCAGCGCCGACGTTGCCCACGGCAGCGGGAGCAAGAACTCGTCGTCATCGGTACTGTCGGTCGCCGACAAGAAATCAAAATCAAAGGTTGCCGTCTTCAAGTCGAACTCAACCGGCCCGCACGACCTTGCGAAGTACGCCGTCGCCATGTGCAAGTGGTTCCACGGCGCGATACTGATACCGGAAGTCAACGGCCCCGGTGGCGCGTTCCGCAAATGCGTGATGAAGGACTTGCGATACCGCAATGTGTGGTACTCCAAGGGCGATGAGGCGTCGAAGTTAAGCGGCGACACCACGGAGTCGTACGGCTGGCAGAGCAATAAAGAGAAAAAGCGACTACTGCTCACCGACTACATTCACGCACTCGTCGAGGGACGGTTCTACAACCCTAGCACCGGCGGCGTGAGCGAGTGCCGAGAGTACGTCTTCGACGCAACCGGGGCGGTCGTGCATGACAAGTCTCGCAAGTCGAAGTTAGAGGCGGAAGCCGATCACTCCGACGAACTGATTGCCGATGCGCTGCTATGGCGAGTGTGCGACGACGGTGGTGCTGCGGCCGGTTTGGAAGGGCGTGAATTCACGGAGTTTCCCCTGGGCTCATTCGGCTGGCGACGCGAGCAATTCTTGAAGAAGCAGAAGCAGCAGCGGTACTACTAGCCGCACCGGGGGCTTCTAAAACCACCCGCCGTCCCGCATTAGTTTGGCGTAGCCAAAACCAAGCGGAGCGCCACATGGCCGACCAGCAATCTCTCGGGCAAGTTGCCGAGATCGCCGAGAAATACGAAGTCCCCGAAGACCTGAAGACCGCTTTGCAGTGGTCCGACAGGCAGATGGCCGACTTCCGCCAGAAGCGGATTGAGGTGCTAGCCGAATACGCCGGCCACCACTACGGCAAGAACGCCAAGACCGATAAAACTCCGGTCAATATCATCAATGCGTACGTCGGCATCTACCAGCGACAGGTCGCGGTCAACGAACCGCAGGTGCTTATCACCACTCCGCATCAGGAGTTAGCCGCCAGCGCCGCCGAATTCAAGCTGGCCGTGAACGAGCGGGTGTCGCAGATGAACGTCGAGTCGGCGTTCAACGAAGCGGGGCTCGAAGCGCTGTTTATGTTGGGCTGCGTCGAGACGGGCATCGACGAAAACGGCGACCCGTTCGTGGAAAACGTGCTGTTCGACGACTTGATTCTCGATATGTCGGCGAAAACATGGAAGCAAGTCGGGTTCGTCGGGCACCGCTTCCGTGCGCCGCTGGATTGGGTGCGAAAGAACGAAGCGTTCGACCCCGAAATGCGGAAGAAGGCCGCGCCGAGTGAAGAATCCGACCCCCGCATCATCGGCAGCGGCGACGCCGACAACCAATCGCAGACAATCACCTACGGCAGCAGCCGCAAGGTCGAAGAATTCAAGCGGCACATCGAACTCGTGCAGCTGTTCCTGCCGGAAGAGGGCATGCTGCTGATTTTCTTCGACAACGACCCGAAGAATCTGCTGCTCGCAAAGAAGTGGGAAGGCCCGCCGCAGCTGCGAATCGACGATACGAAGGTCGGCATGTATTCGTTCCTGTCGTACGTTCGCGTGCCTGGGAACTTGCTTCCCATTGGCCCGGCGCAGTTGTGGCGCGACATCCACGACGTGCTGAATCGCCTTGCGAACAAAGTGTTTCGGCAGGCCGAACGCCAAAAGACCGTGCTGACCGGCGGCAGTAAAGAGGACATGGAGCGGTTCGTGTCGTCGAACGACGGCGACGGAATCCACACCGACGACCCCGACAAGATTCAAGAGAAGACGACCGGAGGCGCGAACCAAGTCACGCTCGGCATGGTGACGTGGCTGCGGAATCTGGCGAGTTACGTCGCGGGCAACGCGGACATGCTCGGCGGCACGGCGGCTACGACCGACACTGTTGGGCAGGACCAGATTCTATTCCAGTCGGCTGGCACGCAAGTCAAGCAGATGCAGCATCGCATGTTGCAATTTGCCCGCTCCGTTTTGGCTGATGTGTCGTGGTGGCTGTGGACTGACCCGATCGGCGAGCAGGCGGTTTCGCGGGCGATTCCCGGCACCGGCGAGAAGATCACGTTCAACTGGGACGCCTCGCGCCGCAAGGGTTCGTTCGAGCAATACCGCTTCGACATCGAACCGTACTCCGTCACGCACCGCACGCCGCAAGAACGACTCGCCGCACTGTTCGGCGCGATGGACAAACTCACGATACAGTACGGCCCGCAGATGCAGGCGGCCGGCATGTCGTTCGACATGGAGAAGGTCGTCAAGACCGTCGCCGACTACGCCAACCTGCCGGAACTGGCGGGCATGGTGATCTACCAGACCGGCCAACAGAGCGACGAAGCGGGCGGTAACTCGGGGCCGGGACGCCCGGTGAATCCGCCGAGCCCGCGACCGCAACCGCGGCAATCCGGCAACCCGCTTGGTGATATGGAGTCGGCGATGATGGCGAAAATGATGGCTCCGCAGCAGCAGTGAAACAAAACAAAGGATTCAAAATGAAATTTCGCAAAAAGCCGGTCGTGATCGAGGCGGTGCAGTTCTTTGAGCGACTTGCAGAATCAGGCCAGGAGTTTCCTGGCGTTGAGCGAATTGTCGACACGGAGCATTCGTCGATTCCGAACGTCTATTACGCGATCAAAACGCTCGAAGGCGAACTGGTCGTGAGCGAAGGCGATTGGATCATCACCGGAGTTAAGGGCGAGAACTACCCGTGCAAGCCCGACATCTTCGAGGCGACGTACGACCCCTGCTAGAGAGGCAACCATGAACGAAGAAGAATCGCAAATGCTGCGACTCAAGGCCGCGCTCGAAATGCTTGAACCGCACTTCGACGCCGTGCAAATCCTCGCCACCCGCTACGACCATACGGGCGGCACGACCGTTCGCGCGGAACTCGGCACAGGCAACTGGTATGCGCGTCGCGGGCACGCTCAAGAGTGGATGCTGCGCGGCGACGAGATTAGCCGCATGGAAGCGATTGACGAACTCGACTCGCCCGGCGACGTGGAAGAAGATGACGCCGACGAGTAGGCGGTGCGGGGGCTTCTCGTTTTTGCGGGCCAGCGTGATTATTCCAGCGAGTCTGGAAATCTCGCCCGCCTTCACAAGCCGCCATGTCTTACGAAAACGATCGCCGCACGCTCGACCTTGCCCGCGCCGCCCTGTTGCAGGAGTGCGCCGAAGCCGCAGCGAATCCGGTGACGCACATGCCGCGAGCCAAGAAGCGGGCGATTTGGCCGATGGTCAGCGAGAACGCCGGATGCCAACCGGAGCAAGTCGCGGAGGCAAACGCGAACTGCAAGAAGATGGGCATCGCGGCGGAATACCTGCCCAACGGCGACGTGGTGTGGCACTCCGCGAAGGCGAAGCGGCAGCACATCCGCTCGATCGGACTCTACGACCGGGGCGCGTACTACTAATCGACAGTTCGAGGCATTAGCACAACATGGCCGAAAACACAGCAGACGTTGCGAATACCACTCAGACACCGACCGCCTCGGCAGGCGCGTCGCAAGTTTCTGATGCGGCGACCGTCGCCTCCGGTTCGCAAGCGTCCGCGACTGCAAGTGCTGATACCACTTCGCAGTCCGCGTACAGCCAGGACGACATTTTCTCGTCCACGCTCGACCTCCCCGAACCGGGAGCCAAGCGACGCAGCCCGTATTCCGCAGGCGGCGATGAGAACGACAGCAGCGATTTGACCGACAACTCGGCCGATTCGCTCACCGACGGAATTACCGCTGACGGTCAATCTCAAGAAGATTCGACCGCAGCCACCGATACAACCGCAGCCGCGCCGGCAGGCGATGCAGCGGAGTTTGATGCCGACCTTTTGGCGAACGCTCAGTGGTACGGATTCACTGAAGATGACGCCAATGCTTTCGGCAGTCCCGATGCGCTCCGACGTGTTTTGACCGCGATGGATCGTCGTGCTTTATCCGACGCCAAACCGCCGCAGAGTCAGCAAGCCGCAGCAGTCGAAGGCGAAGCACAGCAGCAGACGCAAGCTACGGAAGCCGCGCCCGCCGCAGATGCCAAGCAGTCCGAAGTGTCGCTCGCTCAACTCACCGGCGATGTCGAGAAGTTTAATCTCGAACCGCTGCTCGAAGGTTGGGACGAAGACACGAAGAAACTGTTCACGCAGTTGAACGACCACGTTGACACGCAACTCCGAAAGATTGCCGCGAAAGCGCAGTCTGTTGCTCCTGTGAACGAGCAAGTGGCTCAACTTGCCGAACGGTTTCAAGCCCTCGAACAGTTCCGCCTTCAAGCCGAAGGGGAACGCATCGAGCAGGAGTTCGACGGACTCTTCAACTCCAAAGCGGATGAGTACGCGGACGTGTTCGGCAAAGGAGCCGGGCGCGAACTGCGTGCAGATTCCAAGGAGATGCAGGCCCGAAAGGAACTCGTGCAAGAGATGTTCGCGTTGCGAGACGCCGACGAGCGATTCGGGCGACCCCCGATGACCAACAAACAACTCTTCAACCGCGCTCTCGCAGTTCGGTTCTTCGACAAATCAAAAGACCTCGCCGTTAAGCAAGTGAAAGCGGAAGTCGCTCAGCGCAAGTCGCAATCGTTGGCTAAGCCGACGCAACGACGCAGCACTCCGGTGACTGGCGAGAAGGCGGCGGCCAACTTCGTCAATCAGTTCTTGAAAGATCGCGGCGTCGACATCGACGCATCGAGTTCGGAGCTGCTGGCGGAGTACGGCGGCTAAGCCGGCGCGACGCACTTGCCCACGGCAAACCATAAGAAAGAAACACGCAAATGGCAGTTTTGAAAGCAGATGATCTCGCCGACTTGGTAGCAGGCACGCTCCGTAACCTCGGCAAGATGAATTACCAGCAAATCGCCCAGAGCAAGCAGAAGTACGAAATCTTCTCGCACTGGTTCAAGAACGAGCGCGTCACGCTCGACAGCGGCTACGGCATCCAACGCACGCTGATGAACACGCTGCCGGATTCGGCCGCGCACGTCGGACTCGGCGAAGTCGACAACGTGTCGATCGTCGATTTGATCGACCAATTGCAGGTGCCGTGGTGCCATGCTCAAACGTCCTGGGGCATGATCTACCAAGAAGCCCTGATGAATCGCGGCGAAGCCCTCATCTTCAACATCGTCAAGCCGCGCCGCGAAGGTGCGATGATTAAGTTGATTGAGGAAATCGAAAGCAAGGGCTGGTCGGCCCCGTCCTCGTCCAGCGACAAGAAGAACCCGTACGGCATCCCGTACTGGGTCGTGAAGAACTCGTCCAGCACGCCGGGCTTCAACGGCGGTGCCGCGAGCGGCCATACGACCGTCGCCGGTGTCAGTCTCACCGACTCGCCGACGTTCAAGAACTACACGTTCACGTTCGCTGCGACAGGCGGCGTGACGAAGCAAGACGCCATCAAGAAGACCAAGACCGCGCTTCGCAAGTGCGGCTTCAAGTCGCCGATCCCCGGCTCGGACTACACCAAGGGTGCCGGCGAGCAATACCGCATCTACACGAACGAAACCAACTTTTCGCTGATGGAAGACATCGGCGAATCGCAGAACGAAAATCTCGGCAAGGACATTGCGAACAGCATGTTTAACGTCGGGTCGCTCGCCCTGCGTGGCTTCCCGATCGTGTGGGTTCCGCAACTCGACAGCGACACCGACAACCCGATCTACGGCATCGACCACAGCACCATGATGGTCTGCGGCCTCAAGGGCGACTGGTTCCGCGAAAGCGAATCGAACGCGCCGTTGCAACACGATACCGTCCAATACTTCGTGAACCTGACCTACAACTACTTGTGCCTCGATCGTCGGCGTAACTTCGTCGGCTACGGCGTCTAGTAGCGAGTGATGTTGCCCCGCACCCGGCTTGGTGATGAATCAAGCCGGGTGAAAACGGCCCTCGGGGGCGAGGGATTCCCAGTCGTGCGGCGTGTCGCCGTGCGGCAAAGAGCCATGCGGGGGCGCATGTTGCCGCAACTGTCTTGCGAAAAGACATGACTGAAGGGTATTGACAAATGACGAACGTAGTTTCCTACGCCGGAAACCAGGGCTCGAACGACGTGAACGACAATGACAGTCGTTTCTCGCCGTTCATCTGGAAAGATTGCCCCATCCGTGAGTTGCAAGACGGCACGGTGGAAGGCTGGTTCTTTGAAGACGACTTCGTAAACACGGCCGCCGTCGCCGCCGGTGCCCAAGCGGTCGCCGGTCGCTACTTCGGTTTCGCGGACACGGGCGGCTCGGTTGCCGTCGCCGACGAAATCTCCGGTGCCGCCACGGCATCGAGCGACGGCGACAACGAAGGTGCCTCGATCAAGATGCTCGGCAACCCGTTCCAGATCAGCCGCTCGCACGGAAAACTCTGGTTCGAGGCCCGCGTCAAGACCTCGACCATAACGGACACCAAGCACGGTTTCGTGGTCGGCCTCGGCGAGTCCATGACGCTTACGGCTACCGTACCGATCACCGCTGCCGGCGCACTGGCCGACAAGAACGTGGTCGTCTTCCGCAAGCAAGAAGGTGACGGCGATCAACTCGACTTCAGCTACAAGGCTGACGGCGTGACCGCCGTGGACGTTGCCACCGACGTTGTGACCGGCGGCCTTGTCGCCGACACCTACATCAAGGCCGGCTTCATCTACAACCCGGCTGATTACGTCCTCACGGGCTACATCAACGGCGTGTCGATCGGCACCAAGACGGTTCCCTCCGCCGCAGGCACGGACTTCCCGAACGATGTTCGCCTCGGCTTGATGTTCGCGGTCCTGAACGCCACCGGCACCACGCCCGGCTCCGCCACCATTGAAAAGTGGCGCTGCGCTCAGTTGGCCGCCTAGTTAGCGCTACCTGCCGGGGCTGCGGATTAAACGCCGTCGCCCCGGCAGGATTTTTACTTCGCAGATGCACGAGGCAATATGGCATTTGAAATTCAAGAATACGACGCGATGCGGCTGCGGCAATGCTGCGGTCTGTCGGAGTTTGATGCTGAAGGCAACGTCAATCCGATTCCGCAAAGCGTGCTCGACCTGTTCGAGAAGTTCTATCGCGTGTTTCGCCGGGGCGGCGGGACGGTCGTGGATTCCGACACCTACGCAATCGTGGTCGCGCTCGCCGGCGAAGGCCAGCCGAAGGCGTGCGATGTCGTGCGTCCGAACATCGCGACCATGTGGTTCAAGAAAGAGTTGACGTACGGCGACCCGGTGATTGTGAAGTGGCGCGGCGAAGACCGCCCGGCCAAGATCATCAGCGCGTCGGTCAACCGCAAGAGCGTCACGGTGCAGATCGAAGGCGATAGCGAAGATCGTCGCGTGCCGGAAGAAACGGTGTCGTTGCCCGTGAAGCAAGAAGCGGAGTTGTAATGGCGACCGCCTACGTTTACCAGTGCGTCGAGTGTGAAGGCTACATCGAAAAGCGCGGGTCGCGTAGTGCGCCAATTTCAGTGACCGTTACGGGCACAAAGAAAGAGTGGCGTTCTTCCCTTGCGACCTCCACAACCGCGCTCGTTTGGGACGCTGCGGTGAGTGGCGAGCCGATCACGGACTTCGACATTTGCTGGATCAAGAGCGACCAAAACTTGCTAGTTGAGTTCACGATCGACTCAAACGCAACGTACGGAACGAACATTCACACGGTCCAGATTCTTGCAGACGAGCCGCGAGTTATTGTTCGCGACGACATGGTTGCGAACGCAACGGCGAACTTCGCTACAGGGACGACGGATTTATGCGACAGGATTCGTGTTCGTAATACAAGCGGAAGCACCGCCATCGTTGACATTCTCCTGCTTACGTGACGATTGCCGAAGTCTTCCGATGACGATTGCGCTAATAAGTGATTGTGAGACACGGAACATCTCGGCAAGCTGAACTTGCGTCAGTCCATTGCGATAGAGTTCTTTGATTTGAGATACAGAGTCATCCGGCAGCTTGCACCTCCCATTCCTCTCACCAAGTCTATTGCCAAGAACGTACACGGAGTGCTGCTGGTTTCCTGATAGCGTGACCCACTCAAGATTAGCTGATCTGTTGTCGGTTTTTATTCCGTTGATGTGGTTGACCTGATCGTATGGCGGAGTGCGTGTTCCGTGGAATGCTTCACACACGATTCGATGCACTGCAATCAACTTCTGCAACCGATCCTTTCGCAGCTTGACCATTCTGTAGTCTCCCCACATACAGCCACTAAGGGGCTTGCTGTCGTACCATCGTACGCGACCGTTTGAGTAGCGAACAAACCTACCCACAGACCTGATTCCGGCAAGGTTGCTGACTTCGTAAAGCCCCTCCCACCCGACAACCGGACGCCATTCTTCCATCTCACACCCTCGCAATTATGCCTAGTGGTCAATGCCATTAAGTATACGTCGAAGCGGTAGATAAGGCCAGTAAATGTCAGAATCCGGTTTAAGTCTGACGCGGAACAACCTGAGGAACGAGGTCGGCTTTTTTCTTGGGTTCGGCCTGGATTACTCGTCCTACTCCGCCGACCAGCTCTCGGTCTGCGATAAGTGCATCGACATCGGCCTTCGGCAGTGGTACACGCCTCCGCCTATCCCCGGCGAAAAGATGTCGCACCAGTGGTCGTACTTGACCCCCGTTCGCAAGTTGTCGCTTGTCGAAGGCGTCATCGACTACGACTTGGACGACTCGTTCGCCGGATTGGTGAACGGCGTGTTTCTGTCTAGTGACGATCTCAATTGGTCAAACATCGAAGTGACCAACATTGCCCGCATCCTTGCGATGCGCCAGCGAGATACGTCAACGAACATAGGCAAGCCCGAAATGTGCGCCGTCAACGTGATCGAGACGGACGGCTCCACTCCAACCCGATATTCGCTTGCGATATTTCCGACTCCATCGCAGTCGTATTCGTTGACGTTCGAGATGCGAGTGAACCCGTACCAGCTCTCGGCAACCGCGCAATATCCACTCGGCGGACAGCCACATGCGGAGGGTTTGCGGGAATCATGCTTGGCCGCCGCCGAGATGAACGTGAACGACGAGAAGGGGCTTCATTACTCGCAGTTTATTGAAAGACTTACGGCATCGGTGCTATACGACCGCAAAGCAATGGGGCCGAAGTCCTACGGCTACAACGGCGACCGCTCGGCATCGTACATGGGCGCGAATTCGCGCAACTATCCGTACTACGGCGCGGCGATTTACACGACTTACAACGGCGCGATTCCAGGCTAGAGGGAAGAAGAATGTCCATTGACGTACTGCCGCCGGACGGCGGAATCGTAGTAGTTCCTGGCGGCGGGATGCTGATTGCCGGCGGGCTTGCGGTTCCTGCCGATGGCAGTCGCGGGTTCGCTTCGGCTTGCATCTTCCACCACATCGACGGCTCTGCCGGCACGATGCTGTATCTGAACGAAGGCACGGTCAATTCGTGTGCGTTCAAGCGTGTCGTTACGGCCGCGCGGTTCTCGGCGATTACCGTTCAGGAAGCGTTTGTCGGCACAAGCAATTACGCAGGTTCCGACACGGTGAACGCTTCGGCGATCTACGCAGATGTAGTAAACCTTTACAACAAGGTTGATTCCATCGTTACCGCTCTCCGCGCTTCTTAACGCCCGCAACTATCGCTCTCCGCATATCACACACAGTCACAACTCAGCAGGAATAACGAACCATGTCGAATGTGCATCGCGCTCACGACGGAACTGGCCGCCTCACCGAAGTCCCCGGCATTGGAGTGCTTGAGCAGTACGGCACGACTTTGCCGACTGACGGCTCTGCGGGCTACGCCCCCGGCTGCGTGTTCATCAAGACCAACGGCAGCGGTGGAACGCTTCGCTACCTAAACGAGGGCTCGGCGACGAGTTCTTCGTTCAAGGCAATGCCGTCCGCAGGCACGAGCGGCGCGGGCGTCGTCGGCATCCTCGACACGAGCGGGTTCACTGCGCAAACGACCGTCGAAGGTGCGCTCGCCGAAATCTACCAAGACGCGCTGTCCACCAAGGCATTCATCAACGTGCCGCTAGTCGGAGCGATTCTTGCCGCTGGCACTCCGATGGCGGCCTGGGCCGACAACGCCGGCGCTTCTGCTCCCGGCATCACGCTCGCCAACAGCAAGGCGGTCGGACTTCGCTGGAACAATCAAGGCACGCAGACGGCGGTGTGGCTGAACCCGATTGCGATTCCTGCTGACTTCGACATCACCGCAAATGCAGTCGTGAATGTTCTTGCATCCAAAACGGGTGCCACCAGTGGCGACGCCACGACATTTACGATCACAGCGTTCAATAACACGTCCGGCGCACTGCACGACGCCGACTCGGATTTTGGTGGTGCAACTAGCGCCATGACCGGCGCGGCCACCGCCAAGACGATTCAGAAAGTCACGCTCACTCTCGCGCTCGCTGACTTGGCTGCAAATCCGAATGCGATTTCCATGAGCATCAAGCCGACTGATGGCACGCTCGGAACCGATGACGTGATCGTGCATGCCGTTTACATCGAATACAAGCGCAAGGCTCGTACGAGTTAGTGCCGGTTTGACATCTGAATAATCACGACCACGAGTAAATATCAATGGGTAAGCCAGCAACACACGCCCCATCGAGCAACACCGCAGCGGTCATTACCGTCGCTGCGGTGCCAGGCGTGAAGCACGAACTGGAAATGTTGTCGTGGTCGTATGACGCCGACCCGACTGCGGGCGGCATCACGATCGAGTGCCCGAGCGGCACCACGATTCATTCGTTCGCAATCAGTAACAAAGGTCCAGGCTTCATCCCGTTCTCCGGCTCCTGTATGAAGATGCCTACCGCCAATGCCGCAATGATTATCACGCTCGCCGCCGGCGGCAGCGGCGTCACAGGCAAGGTGAATTGCGTCACCCGCGACTCCTAACGAGAGAGGTCACAGGTGGCTGGATTGAGCGGACTTAGTGGGCTCAGTGGATTGAGTGGCGTGGCAGGCGGTGCTGCGTCGCCACTGCTAACCAATCTCGTCGCCTATTGGAAACTAGAAAACGTCAACGACTCGCACACGAACGGTCTGACGCTTACGAACAATAACAGCGCGACGTTCGCCAGTGGCAAGGTGAACAATGCAGGGACGTTCGTAGAAGCCAGTTCCCAATACCTGAGTCGCGCAAGCTCGGCAGCGATCGAATTTGGTGAAGCCGATTTTACATTGTCCTTCTGGGCCAAGCCGACGAACCTTAGCGCAGTTCGGAATCCCGTGGCAAAGTGGGATAGTTCGGCGCGAAATGATTGGCACGTTCAATTCAATACCGATGGCAGTGTGTTATTTTCGATGTTTGGCGATGCTGGTGCAACTGCCCGCAACAACACAACTGCGGCAGGCACGGCGACGGCAGGAACTTGGATATTCGTTGTTTGCGACTATCAAACGTCGTCGAAGAAATCAGGCATTTCAATTAACGGCGGTTCAATCGCACAGTCCACGGCTGCAACGTGGTCGAGTCGCGCTGGAACAACGGCTGCATTGCAAATCGGTGCGATGACATTGGCTGGACGGTATTGGGGCGGGCAGGTTGACGAAGTTGCATTGTGGAGCCGGCGCCTCACGGCTGGCGAAATCACACAACTCTACAATAGCGGCAACGGAGTAACGTACCCGACGTTCGCATAATGCCAACACTCAAAGAAACAACCGACGAAATCGACGCTCGTGTATCGCAACTCGTGCCGTGGATTGCTGCGCAGCAGGACGCATATAAGGCGAGTCACGGCAAGCATGCGCAGCTTGGTTGGTCGCACTCGCAAGACCCGGCTGACGGTGCGATTTTACAACCAGACTTGCTCGATGAACTGCTTCCCGGCAAGTCGCAAACGTGGATTGACTTCGGCTATCCGGTGCAAGAACCTCGCTGCAATGCGTGCATCGACGAATATGTTGCTCCGAACGGTGCCGGATGGGTGCTGAGCTTGTCGCTGAAATACGGCGGCGTGCAGTATCGCAAGAGTGTCGGTGTCGGGCCTGAGAATCGTAACAGTGAATGGGCGGCAGTTGTGCCTGTCGGAGTCTAGCGGAGTGAATCTTTGGCTCGCAAAGTCAGCAAACCCGTCCGCTTCCCATTCAAGGGACTCGCGCGCAACCTCTCGTTTCAGCAGCACTCCGAGCAGGGCTACACCTGCTACGACGCGGAGAACGTGCGCCCCGACTCCACTCTCTCCGGTCGCACGCGCGGCGGCGTCCGCCCCGGCCTAGTCCGCACTCACAAGGCTCCGTCCGCCAATCGCGTCCGCCTGCTCGAATACGTCAACGCCAAGACGGGCGACGAGAAGTTCACGTTCTGGCAGGACACGTTCAACTACTCGGCGATGTCGAGTGCGACGTGGGCTGTGCTTAGCGGACTGACTTCCGCATTGCCGAGCATCACGAACGGATACGCTTACGGCAGCAAGGGCGACGCGACTGAGCAGAAGTCGGCGATTCTCACGGCCGCCACGCTTCCGAACTTCGACTCCGTGAACGCCAGCGGTTATCGCGTCGGCATCTACATCACGCCGTACAGCAACGCCCATCACGGCGTTTATTCACTGTTCTTGCGGCTCGACGACTCATCGCCTGCACTCTCGGATTCGATTGAGTGCCAACTGACAATCACCGGCGCTGGCACGCTGTCGTACGACATTCGGAAGAACAACGCCTCGCTCACAACCGGCACGCCGACCGCCGAGACAATCGCGACCGAGGGCTGGTTCGAGGCGCACTTAACCAAGGGCGTAACAAACGACACGATCACGCTCTACTGGCGCGGCTCGCAAATCGCAACCACGTCGAGCAGCACCGGCACGGCAACCGCACACGCTCGCGTCGGGTTCGGCTGCAAGGCTACGACGACCGGCGGGCAGGTGCAGGTGCAGCGGTTCCGCATCGAATACTACAAGACGACGGCGGTAGAACTTCTTCGCCCGCGCCTCATCTCGTCCGTCAACGGCACGCTCTACCGCGAGAACCCGTGGTGGGGGCACTGGTCTGCGACATCCGCAACGCGCACGCTCGCATCCGACCGGCAACTGCAAGGCGCTGATCGTGGTCAGAAATTGTATATCGCCGATTGCAGCGAGTCGATTGCGAGCGGAACTGACGGAGTGTTCACCAGCAATAGCTCGTTCGACTCCGCAACATACACGGACTGGACGACGATCTTGGAGGGTTCGACCGGACGCTCCAAGGACGATTACGTTCTCGTAGTTACGACATCCGGCATTTGCGCCGGGATATACCCGATCACGACCGTCGCTTCCGGCAGTCTCACGATCAGCGGGTACGCCGCCAACGGTTCGTCACTCTCGTTCCGCATCGAACGCGCCCCGAAAATCTACGACCCCAAGACTGACACGCTCACGGTTTGGGCCGCTGAAGAATACACGACGAACACAATCACAATCGCAAGTGGAATTGTAACCGGCGCAACAACCGTGTTCCCGACATGGGTTGCCGGTCGCACGCTCGAAACCAACGGCACGACGTACATCATCGCATCCCGCGACTCCGACACGCAGCTCACGCTGACCGACCTGACCGTGACGGTCGGCGCGGGAACAAAGTACCGCATCGGCAAGGGTCGCATGCCAGCCGGTTGCACGATGGTATCGCGCTACCGCGACCGTCTCGTACTCGCCGGCGACCCGCTCGACCCGAATGAATATTACATGACGGCGATGGGCGACCCGAATGACATGGACTTCACGCAGAACAACACCGGGGCGGCGGTGAAGGGCGCAAACTCGGATGCCGGGCGAGTCGGCGACCCGGTGACGGCGCTGATGTCGTACAACGACGACCACATGTTCTTCGGCTGTCGCGGCTCGCTGTGGGTGATGCGCGGCGACCCGACCGGCGGCGGGCGCGTCGATCTCGTGAGCAGCAACATCGGCGTGCTGTCACCGACTTCGTGGACGAACGGGCCTAAGGGCGAGTGTCTGTGGCTTAGCCGCGACGGCATCTATAAAACGAATCCGACGTGCTTGACGTGCGAGCCGGTGAGCGTCAGTCGCGACGTGCTGCCGCGTGAACTGATCGACCTGAACCCCGACTTATGCACCATCTCGTCGGCGTACGAAGTGCGCGATCGCGGCTACATCATCGGCATCACGCCGAAGGACGTTGCGGCGGGTACGCGGCACTGGTTCTTGGACGACGAGACGGGCGGCTTCTTCCCGACGACTTACGCCTCGACCGACTACTACCCGACCTGCATGAAGTACGTCCCGATGCCGGAAGCGGAGGACTCGTGCGTGCTGATGGGGTGCGTGGACGGTGCGACGCGGCGGTTCTCGTGGACGGCGGGGAACGACGATCAGCAGACGCTGAGCAGCTATGTCGTGATTGGCCCGATGGGGCTTGGAGATAACGACTTCAACAATGGACAGGTCGAGCAGGTTACAGTGGATATGGCGGAAGCGAGCGGCAACGTGACGTGGAGCGTGTGGACTGCGGGCACGCCGGAACTCGCCGCAACCGGCACGCCGGTAAACCCGGCAACCGGCACGTTCACAAACGGCGGGCAGAAGGTGATCTATCCGATGCGGAGCGGGCGGGCGTGGGTGTTCAAACTGACGGGCACGACCGGCTATCGGTGGGCGGTTGATTCGATGATGGCGGCGATGCGGTATCTCGGCAAGGCGAAGTTCTAGTCGAAACGCCAGCAAGAAAGTGGTGCGGTGAATGTCAACGGGTCGCGACTTAACGAGTGTGCATGTCGAGGGCTGCGTACCTACGCCGCTACGTCGAACTCTCGATCAATTGAGGCGCAATGCCGAAATCATGTTACCGCTTACAAGCGGGGTGCAAAGTCCTGACCTCAACATCAACATCTCGAATCTGTACGCCGACGACAACAGCACATGGCCGGAGTCGGTTGTTGCGTCTGTCGGCGGTCCTGGGTATGCGGGAACGCTTAACGCCGATCTGCCAAGGGATGCTGGAACACCAACCATCACAATGACGACAGTGGATGGCCGAGTTATTCCCGTCAGCGGATACCTAGTGAAGTCGGGATACAAGATCACAAGCGGGCAGCGCGTGTTCGCGGCAATGGGCAAGAACAAGGTCTGGTACGTCCTGGCTACGGACGACTGTTTGGTGGTCGCATGACGGTCATGCTCGGTCAGAACTGCGGAACTCCATGCGACCCCTGCTGTGCGTGCGGTGCGTTTTGCAGCAACGCGTATTGCGGTCGCGACTTGGAGTTCAACGTCACGCTATCCGGTGGCAGCGACGCCGACCCGATGGTGTGTTCGATCTGCGATACGCTGACCGGGGCGATGGGAACCGATTCGAGCGGGCATGGCTCGTACGACGCAGCAACGTGGAACTCGACCTACAAGCCGTCGTGGGCCAGCCAGAGCGCGAAATCGGGGACGACGGTTTGCCAATGGACGAGCGGCGACTCATTTGGCATCACATGCGGAGTGACCCCGACGCTTAGCGACCTGAAGGTGTTCGTGTATTACGGAGCAGACGACAAGTGGTATCTGATGGTGCAAGTGACGTACGAAGAAGCTCCTGGGCCAAGCTACTCCGCAGACCTCGGCGGCGACCAGATGTTTTCAGGTAGCGGCGCGGCGATGGACTGCGGCTCGGTAGGAGAAGGGTCGCCGACGTTCTCGCTCACGGTGTCGCTGAATAGATACAACGAATCGGGCGCGGCGGCGTGCTACCCGCCCGTCACCGCGCTCGTCGAGGGAAACCCGCAATGAGTTGGGAGCGAACGGGCGAAACGCTCGACGACGGCAGGCCGATCTGGACGTGCAAGAAGTGCGGGAAGAAGATTTGGGGGCATGTCGTCGGGACGCATTCGTGCGACGGGACGAAGCCGGTGCAGCCGATCACGACGATTCTGCCGTGTCGGTTTCGCGGGGAGGCGTACGGCAGGATGAAGAAGCCGGGGTGCGATTGCTGGGCGGTGGTCTTTTCGTGTGCGTGCGACGAGATTAAGAGCGGAGTGTGCGTGCTGGCTGCGGTCGAAGGCGACGCTTACGGCAAGATTCCAGGGGTTTGCGTGAGTTGCCCGCACAGGGCTGTGGCTGTTCCGACGGCGGATTAGTGCGTATTATTCGATTACTACCAGTCAATTTGTGAAGATATAGACATGGCAACTTTTCGCGCGAACGCTGCGGGTCAGTTCATCGACGATGGCGGCAACTCGCTCTATGACCCGTACCGCCAGAACGCCGGCGGGCAGTTCATCAATTCTGCCGGAATGAATCTTTACGGCGGCGGAGCAGCCTCGCCATACGGCACTAGCGGAAGCGCTGCTCAACGCTCAATGGCTTATGCCGCTAACAGTCCGGCTGCAAGTCCCGCAACGCTCGCACAGCAACTCCGTGAGCAATACAAACAGCAGATGGAAGCCGCCAACGCGGCGAACGAATCACGTTACAGCGAGGCTTTGGGCCTCAACGCCGACCTTCGCCTGCGCCAACTCGGCGGCATCGACCCGGTGACTGGCGCGAAGAAGACGGGGGTTTACGACACCTGGGGGAGCGACCAAAAGCTACAAATCCAGCAAGCCGCGCAGAACGCAGCGGGCGACATCAATCAGGCGGCGGTTGATCGCGGAATTTTCAACACGAGCAGTTCGCTCAACCGCCTCGCCTCCGCTGGCGCAGCCGCAGGCGTCGGCATCGCCGGTGTCGAGCAGGATAAACTGCGACTCAAGAACGCCGCCGACTCGCAACTCACCAACGACCGCATCGGGCTAATCCAGTCGAAGGTCGACCAGCAGCCGGACCTGAATCAGTTGATTCAGTTGGAGCAGGGCGTCGGCAGCGGCGACACGACGGGGATGTACGGTGGCGGCGTGTATGGCGGCGGCGGGGTGGGTGGTGGCGGCGGATATGGAAATCCGTTTGTGAGTGCTGGCGACATGGGCTACTCGATGCCGGGTTCGTACAACGTGTACGGCGGACAGCAAGCCAGCGCGTCGAGTCGTGGAAATGATATGCGGCAGTTGTCGTATCAGGCGCAGCAGATGGGCTTCGGCAGCGTGCAGCAGATGCAGGACTTCCAGAACCGTGAGCAGAAGCGGATGCAGGGATACCAGCAGACCGGCTTTAAGGGAACTCCGTATATGCTGCCGACTGCGAAGCCGAATGTCAGTCCGCTAATGCCAGGAAATTACAACGTCGGACTGCCAAAGATGCCGCAGCGACCGACCAACTTCGGGCCATTGCGAAACCGCTAACGAGATACAGCCATGTTCATTAGTCCGCAAGAAATGGGCTACAGCATGCCGAACGTCTACATGACGTATCCGCAGGCGCAGCCGCAACGCCAGTTGTCGCAGCAACAGCAGTCGAATGTCGCGTTGTCGCGAGAAGCGAGTCGTCGTGGATTCAAGAGTGTTGCCGAGATGCAGGCTGCTTCGCAGGGTGGTGCGAGCGGTGCGCAAGTCGTGAGTCAGAAGGATCGGCTCGATGCGGCGCGGAAGCAGTGGGCGGCGAAGGCTCAGGCGGAGGGAGAGAGGCGAGTGGCGATGCGAAAGTTTATTGCGTCAGCTCCATCGAGGGTTGCCAGTAATCTGAAAAGCGCCGCCAGCGCGTTCAATCCGTATGGACTGGGTGCGCAATACATTGCACAAGGCTTGATGGGGCAGAACCCGTACCCGACTGCGGACGTTCAGGTTGCCGTAGGCCCGAGTGGATACGCCGCAGGCGGGTATGAGTCGATTCCATGGACGGAACTAAACCCGTACTTCAACGCGGCAGGACAAGCCGCATCGGACTTGGCGTCTTCGGTTGCCGGGCTGGCGGATTACGGACTTCCAGTTCCGAGGCCCGTTAATAGGCGGCCGGTGCAGGGCGGAAACTTTTTCTAAGCAGGGCACTAAATGGGCTTCGTACACCAATATTCAGTCGACCCGTCAACGCTCGGGAGCTATGCGTTTTCCGGCGCTGCGGCCAAGGCCACCAGGGAAAATCTGCAACGCGCCGCAGAGATGCGCCAGAATGCCGCGCAATTCAACGCACAACTCGGCCAGCATGCCATCGACCGCGCCGTCAATCAATACGACAGGCAGCAGGGTCGCGCCGCCGACATCTATCAACAGCAGATGCAGGCGGATAGCTACGCGCTGAAGAATCAGTACGACTTGCAAAAGGCGCAAGAGGCGAACGCCGCCGATCTTCAGATTGAGCAGATGCAACAGAATGCTGCGCGCGCCAATCAGTTCGAGAAAACAAAGCAAGAGTGGCTGAA